TCATATTTTATTGACTGCTTCGACCTTATCTTTGACAGAAATCCGTACATAGTTTTTTAGTGTGGTATCGTAATCAGAATGGCCACCGGCTTCGGTAATAATACCGGGTTGTACGCCTGCTGCTGTGAGACGGGTGAAATAGGTATGTCGGCAAATCTGAGGGGGAAGATGCCGCACACCGAGTCTATTAAGCGTATCCCAATAGGTAGTGTAGAAATTGTCTTCATTCATTTCTAGCAGCTTTTTCTTCCCGTGGTCATAGAAGTATTGAACGATAGGGAGAATTCGGTCTGCAATGGCTATTTCCCGGTCGATTCCGGCATCTGTTTTTATACCGCCGATCATATACTGCTCGTCCAAATAAATGTTTTTCTTTAAGATTGTGGCCAATTCGCCATATCTCAAACCGGCATATATCATCAAAAGAATATAGCCGGTAAAAATATTGTGCTGATTTTCGTAATCATTCCAAAAAGTATGAATCTCGTCTTCTGTAAATGCTTCCTTTTTAACCTTTTTTAGTTCAGGTAATTCCAGGTACTCAGTCTTATTGTAAGAAACTTTTTCTCTCTGGATCGCCAGTGTATACAAGTGGCTCAGAAGAACCTTCATATCGCGAGCCGGATAATAGGTATTTACCTTTGAATCAATGGATTGCTGTAGCTCATCAACCGTGAGAGATGCAATTCCTCGGTGATGAATCGGTTTAAGCCGTTCCCAGGCATATTTGAGCTTGTCTTGCTGAGATTTGCTCAGCTTATCGTATTTTTTCGAAGATGTGAAAATCTCATGCAGTTCATATAACGATGGATCCTTTTCTGGCTTTCCAGCGGATCGTAACTGTGGAAGTGCCTCCACCGCATCCTTTTTTCTGGTAAATGTTTTTGTTCTGCGCACTTTTTTGAGTTTTCCGTCTTTTAAAAAATAACCTATGACGACTTCCGCCTTATACTTACCGTTTGGGAGTTGATACACAGTTCCAGTACCGTTTCCCCTGGATTTAGGTTTGTGCGCTTTATCAGCCTGTGAAGCCCCGCAATAGAGGCAAAATAAAGCGTCGTTTGGGATTTCCTGTTTACATTTCTTGTTTTTACAAATCATGTTATCCGCACCTCTTGAAAAAAGGGCATAAAAATGCCCGGGACTTGATTTCCCGGGCAAAAACAGGTACAATATTAATGCGAAATTAATCGTACTGTCGGCCCGGTGCCGATGGTGAACCGTCCTCCGGTGCTGGTAACGCCGAGGGGCGGTTTTTATTTTTAGTTAGAACCAAGCGTTCCAAAAGGCACGTTCAGCTTCGGATTCTGGATCACTGCGATCAATACCAGACGAACCTTGTGGAAATAGAGATGTTACACCCGGAACTGCAGGAAGGCTGGGTTCGTCAACGGTGATTGCGCAATGCCTTACAGGTTCTTGGCCAGGGAGAGTGGTATAAATTGCTGATGCGTCGCCAGGTCTTCCAATTGCCCAAACTTGAAAAAGATAAACATCTTCACCTGATTCATTCTTTTCTTTGCGGCAATTTCCAGTTTGCAATTTCTAATATAGATTTCAAAATAAATTAAAAGACGATATGTAATTACCAAACTGTTTGATAACTTGAATTTCTAGTGGACTCTTATACCAAGCGTTGCGTTGTTCAAGTGTGGCCATACGCTGTGCTCGGATTTTCGCTGCCTGGTAAGATATGTCGCAAACACAGGCAATTGTTTCAGCATCCAGTGCATGAATTTCATGAAGTATGCAAGCCGGTGCCAGAAGACGAGAAGCGAAAATATCTGCTTCCCATTCTGAGTTTACATTAAATGTCCTGATGTTATTCCTTGTTAGAGGATGGCCCATAAGGATATGCCCCAATTCGTGAGCAATCGTAAATCGAAGCCTTGGTCGATAAGCGGTTTCGTTGTAATAAATAGTAAAATATCCGCGATCGCAAACACAAAATCCATCAGGGCTTAATTGTTGAGCTGCCTGCATTCTCTGAACTAAAAAATGCGCGTCTTTATAGGCTATAATCTTAACTCTGTAGTTATTGGCTAATGTGGATGTTTTTACCGGTAGCTCCTGGATATGATTATCAATTAAACACTTCCAGACTGTGTTTCTTACTGCTTTATAATTTTTATATTCATTCATAAAACTCACCTCTGCTCTATATAGTAGAGGATTTATAATTTAAAATTCACTGGTAATACATGGAAGCAATTAAAAATCTAAATCTTGTTCTGGGGCTTCGTTACGCTCTTTTTGTTCCTCGTCAGTTAATTCAATGACGTGCACTCCGTTCCTTCCTCTAGCAGCTAAGAAAGCAGTACGTTTTTGATATTTTGAAATCTCTGTGAGTTCTTCCACTCTTTTTGCTGCTTCGGTCTGACCGAGATTATTTAGTTCATTATAAGATTCTAAAATATGCTTTTTATTTAAGTCCTCCGCTTCCGATTCATTCGGAGTGGAGGATTTTTTTTGTTTTTCACTGAGGCCTAAAAGATAATCGGTTGTAACATTGAATTCTCTTGCCATTTGAATAATAAAAGAATGTCCTGGTTCTCTTGTGTTTGTTTCATAATTTCTAAGAGTAGTTTGTGGCATACCAATTTTTTCAGCAAACTGTAACCTAGTGTACCCATGCTCTTTTCTAAGTTGGATAATTCGTTCTCCAAAAGTCAAACTGCTCACCTCTTTACAAGATACATTATAAAGTTTACAACTATGGAAGTCAACAAAAAATTGCTCGAAATGGATATATTGTTTCATCTTGAGTATTGACATTTGCTCAAAACGAGCTTATTATAATAAAAAGAAATCCAAAATGAGCAAAAGGTGGTGAGGATAATGTTTCCGAACATTGAAGCAGAGAGAGTTAGAAGAAAAATGTCACGGCAATATCTTTCAGAGGTATTAGGAGTGTCACTAAGAACACTATCAAATTGGGTAAACGGAAAGACTGAAATTCCAGCTGCTGCGATTATTACAATGGCAAAACTGTTTAAGTGCTCCACAGATTATCTCTTAGGCTTGGATGAGCAAAAACCCGCATGAGAAAAGCCGCCCCAACATGGGACGGCTTGTAGAGTCAATAGCATTTAGAGCACGGGGTGCGTCCGGAGGCTTCGGCCTCACTAACGCTGACTTCACGAGGATTTTTCATGTTACTACAGGATGGGCTGCTGTGGTATTTCTTTCCCTTTGCGGTTATCCAGACCATCGCTCCATTCTTTTCTGGCGCAACTGGCTCTTCTTGTTTGGCCGGTTCAACGGGTTTAGAACTTTCTGCTTGAGGGCTGACAGCTTTTGTTGCCGGTACATCGGCCGCCTTCGATTCTGCGGCCTTTGAACTGGAAGAAGCAATCGGTTCTTTAGAAGAGCTGCTAGGTGCGGCAGAAGAACTGGATTCCCTGGAAGAGTCTGGTTCGCTTGCCTTTGACGTCGATGTATCTTCTGACCACAGGGAGTCCTGTAAATCCCTGACGCTGGAAGGTTCAGAAGACACTTTACTGGATTTGCTTGAAGATGGTGTTGAGCTGGGTGAAACCATACTGGAAATAGCCGATGATGGTTCATGCTGCGATGCAGACGAATCATTACCACAGGCTGGCAGGGAAAAGAGAATAAGGGCTGTTAGCAAAAAACAACAAATCTTTTTCATAAGCTTTCCTCCAACGAATCAATTATAGCACTTAAAGCACCTAATTGCAAAATTTATGTCAATAAAAGGAATAAAATTATCTGCTTTGGAAGATGGACAATCAAAACATATATTTCATAAAAGGATGTTGACAAACAATTACAGATATTACTTTATCTCTGATAAAGCAATATCCAACAGATATGATAAAGTTTAGTTTAGAACGAAAATGGCAGAAAGGAGATGTGTGATGTAAAAAGTTGGATTTAGAGGAATAGTTTTCGGTTACATAGAAAATGCCCCTCTTCCGAGGGGCGGGCATAAATAGATTTTGACTAACCCATGCAGTTATGAATTTCAACCCAACGTCCTTATTCGGGAACGACATTAAAAGAATATCACGAGCAAGGAAAAAATACAATAATAAGCCAACCGAAGGTGGTAGGGAGGTGAAAAAAGTGGACAACTATGTAGATCTGCTCTGTGAGGAACTTATGGATGCTTATAAACGTTATGCCTCTGCTGATGATATTAGCTGCGGAGAGGTAGTGTATCAGGATCGGCAGATGAAACGGGACAACCGGCAAAGTTCCATGGAACTTTTGATAGTTTGATTTTTTTTGGAAAGGAGTGCAACAAGTGACAAAAGAAGAAATTATAAATTATCCAAAAGAGTATCTGACTCCCGCACAGGTTGCACCAGTGTTGGGACAGGATCCGCAATACATACGCACAGCGGCAAAGGTTGGTCCGGATAGTCTTCCGTATCCGTATTTTCGTTCTGGTAACCGGATCAAAATCCTTAAAGAAGGATTTATAAAATTTATGGGGTGGGATAACCATTGAACAAAGACAACCCATACATAAAGCACAGCCGGCTGGGCGTGATCCTGTTTGTTGCCGGTTTGACCGGGGCCATAATGACAGCGATGGCGTCAGACAGCGGTATGTTGACCATCTGGCAAGTGCTGATCCTAGCGACGGCAGAGAGTCTGGCCATGGGGATTGGCGGGTTGCTGCGTGATAAAGATTCACAGAATGGAGGTCGAGAAAAACAAAAATGAAAAGTTGTATGGAGAGAATGAAGGAGAATCACACAGACGAGAAAATCGCTTCGTTTCGGGTAAAACAGAAACTACCGTATGAAGCAAAAATAAACTATGCATACACACGCGCATGGGAGTTCTACAACGAGTGTGGCAAGCGAGGACTGAACTGTCATGTATCCGTAGGTGGTCTGGACAGCATTACTTTGCTGTTGTTTTTGCGGTCCATTGGGATAGATGTTCCAGCGGTTTCGGTATCGACCCTGGAGGACAAGAGCATTCAGGCCATACATAAAACATTGGGAATCATCTCGCTGAAACCTTTAAAGAGCAAAACACAAGTTCTGCAGGAATGCGGGTTCCCGGTACTGTCTAAAGAAACGGCGTCGAAGATCGAGCTGCTACAAAATCCATCTCCAAAGAATGCCACAGTCCGGCATGCAATCATCACAGGAGAAACCGGAGCATACGGAGGAAACCGGACAGGCACCCGGATGAAGATGGCTCAGAAATGGCTGGAACTGTTTGCAGGAGGTGAAAATGAACGGGAGGATGTGCAATATCAATGTGCGCCGTTTAAAGTATCCGCCAAGTGTTGCTATTACCTCAAAGAGAAGCCATGTGATGACTGGGCGAAAGAACACAACAGTGTACCGTATCTGGGTCTCATGGCGTCCGAAGGAGGTCGCCGCCAAAAGTCGCTCATGATGAATGGATGCAACTACTTTGGAAAGACAGCGATACGGTCAGCGCCATTTGCGATATTTGACCGCCAAGATCTGTTGCAGCTTGCCCTTGACCTGGATGTACCTGTTCCAGAGGTATACGGCACCATAGAATGCCAAGCAGATGGCACGCTTTACACAACAAGAGCACAGAGGACAGGCTGCTCCATGTGCGGGTTTGGAATCCAGCTCGAAAAGAGACCGCATCGATTTGACCGGCTCTACGAAGACAACCCGAAAGAATGGAATTTTTGGATGCACCGATGTGTGAAAGATCCAGTTACAAATGAAGTATATGGGTGGGGTAGGGTGCTGGACTACATAGGGGTACATTGGACACAGGGATCATTACAAACAGATCTGGACTTGCAAGCAGGGAAAACTGCCAGCAGAAAGAAAGGATGACGAAGACTTGAGATTGCGAGAATATCCATTGGGGAACCGCAATATTGTAGGTGCCCGTGTTACGGAAGCACGCCGCCGTGTGAACATGCCTCAAAGAGTCTTACTTGCAAAAATGCAGGTCAAAGGCATAGAACTGAGCACGTCCGGTTTGTCCAAATTGGAAGGGCAGCACCGGTATGTTATGGATTTTGAACTTGCGGCGCTGGCTGATATTTTGGATGTAAAAGTGGATTGGCTCCTTGGAAGAGACGACTACATAAAGGGGAAGTAGAAATGCAGAAGGACAAAAAAGAAGCCGCCCTGGGCGTTACGAGCACCCAAAGCGGCAATGCGAAATGCGACAACATTTCTAATCAAAGTGTAGAGCAGAACAGCGTGGATGTCAAGACGCTGGAAATGGTAAAGGAGTTGGTTTGGTTAAAAGAAAGCGTGGAAAAGCGGTATACCGCCGGCAAGGTGGATTCCTGCTATGCGTACACCCATGACGATGATAACGGCGCACAGGCCAGTGTTTCCTTTACATGTGCGGGAGAACTATACACCCTGACTTTGCGTCATGAGGTTTAAATGAAAGAGATATGACACGTGCAGAGTTAATATCCATCTTGAACACGACACTGGATGATACCTTGAGAGACTGTAAAGAGGACAACCCCATTGTATTCTGGACGTTCTTCATGAATCACTTTGACGGAACAGTTCGCCGCAAAATCGGTGATGATCTGGAACGCAAGGGAAAGAACCGATACACGGGAGAACCAGCAAAAGCCAAACAGACAGAATCTGCGGTAATAAGCAAATGTGACCAGTGCTGGTGTGACACATGCAAAAACTTTGATGACTGTGTGATTGATATGGAGGACTGTGATGCAGAGGTGGAACCATGTCCCTGTGATGCATGTGTAGACAGAGACTGCCCACCTTATGCACCCATTACAGCGGAACCGCCATGCGGCAAATACCGCGCACACGAAGCAGGAAGGATGGAACATGCCCAGGAAAGAGAACAGAGACAGGATATATACCAGCCAGAAAGAGGCGTGCGAGAACTGTCAATGCCATAGTTGCATGAAACGGGAAACCTGCAGGCTGCGCCGTCCACCGCCTCCGCCACCAGAACGGGAAATGCTGCCATATCCCTGTCAGGGCTGCGGGAAGGATGGGGTTTACCAGCCCTTTGTCCCGAGGACTACGGCGGCGATCTGCCAGATGTGCATAATGTCGTAGAGGGGGACCGGTGAAATGAAACCGCCCTATGATAATACAATCTGCCCAGTCTGCGGGAAGGATGTAAAGCAAACACATATCTGGACGCATTGTCCATTGCATGAAGCTATGATTTGTCAGAATCACTGCTATGCCGGCTGTTCTTCCAGAAATGAATGGCCCCCGCACTGCAGGTATGATGCTGCATTGGGGCGGGTAAACGGCAATTGAATAAGAATAAAAATCACCCATCGACATGAGGCCCGGCAGCCGTCGATGGGTGAAGCATTACCCGGATAGTATCCGGAGCAAATATATTGTACACCATTTGTTCCCTGGGTATTATTCCAGCAGGCAAAAGTCCGGGCCTTTTCTACCTTGGTTGAGGTATTAACATTACGGGCATGGCCGGAAGAGGGAGGAAGATCGGTGTACCTGAAGAAGACTTGCAAAGCTGGAATCACCATAGAAGTACACAAGAGCTATTCCGCCCGGTACGGCCGAAACATCCCACGGGGAAACCGGGAAAGCCGCACACCGGAGGCGATGAAGAAATACAACGAGAAGATGGCGTGGAGAAAGCTCACCCGGCAGATCAACGCGAATTTTGTCCCCGGGGATCTCTTTCTGACCTGCACCTATCGGAAGGAAGAGCGCCCGGATCCACAGCGGGCGAAGCAGAACATGGAGAATTTCCTGGACCGTGTACGCAGGCGCTTCAAAAGGGTAGGGGTAGAGTTTAAATACATTCTGGTGACGGCCTATGGAGAACAAGGCGCGCCCCATCATCATGTGATTATCCCTGCATTTGATTACCGGATCGTTGCAGCATGTTGGCCGCACGGAGCCATGCGGTTTACAGGCTTGTATCCGAATGGAGAATACTCCGCCCTTGCCTGGTATCTCATGGGACAGTCTCACCTGTCGCCAAACGGAGAAGAGAGCATCCCAGGGAACCGGTGGTCGGGAAGCAGGAATCTCATTAAGCCGGTAGAGAAGATACAGGAAGTGGACGCCCGGGAATGGCGTGAGGAACCTAAGCCCATAAAGGGCTATTACATAGATCCGAATTCTGTAGAGAATGGGATTTCGCCGGTCACGGGGATTCCATATCAGTTCTACAGGATGATTCAACTGCGCCCATTTGAGAAAGGAAGGTCAAAGAATGCAAAACGATCCGCGAAAGATGCAACGGCAATGGCAAGGTATGGTTAACAATGCGCAAGGGCATCTCTTTGAAGACGAGATCAAAACGGCCTGTAAGCAATACAAAGCACAACGGCGCGCAAAGATCGACAAGATACCGGAGCCGTTCCGAGTGACGAAGAAGCATGGAAGCGGAATCTTCACCGGTCGGTTTACAGCGGCGGCAGAACCGGACTACCAGGGAACGCTGGCGGGTGGCCGATCCATTGTGTTTGAAGCCAAGTACACAACCACAGAGCGCATGCATCGGAACGTTCTGACGCAGGAGCAGCTGAACGCGCTGGAAGACCATGCGGGAATGGGCGCAATCGCAGCGGTATGCGTTGGAATCCGTGACCGCTTCTTTTTCGTGCCGTGGGTGGTGTGGCGCGATATGAAGGAGTTTTTTGGGAGAAAGTACGTTACAGCGGAAGACCTACAGCATTATCGCGTCAAGTTTAACGGTGCTGTGCTCTTTCTGGATTACTTACGATAAAGGAATGGGAGGTGGTTGAATGAACCGATTGGAAATACTCGATGCAGCCCAAAAGCGCGTTTGCGAGCGTCAAAATGACCACGGAAAGCCAGAGGACAATTTTAGTCTAATTGCTAATTATTGGGAGATTTATATTAAATATCACTGTGTATCTCCTGATGGTTGTGTTTGTATTAGACCTAAAGACGTCGCAATGCTAATGGCATTACTTAAAATTGCCAGAGTTTGCACGGGTAAAAAACCAGAGGATAGCTACATTGATTTGGCTGGGTATGCGGCGTGCGGCGGTGAAATCGGTACGGGTGGATAGTTCATAGAATAAGAAAGGAGATCACAATGAATATTGAAGATTTTGGGCCGCGGCTTCGGTGGCTTCGGCGGCTTCGCGAGGCGCGCGGGATGTCTGTGAACCAGTTCGCGGAGAAGGCGGGAGTAAACAGGACGACAATTCTGTATCTCGAAGGGGGAAGAAGCCGGTATCCGAGAGTGGATACCATGATCATGCTGGCCGATCTTTTTGGAATTGCGCTGGACGAGCTGGTGGGGAGGAATATCAATTGTACAACCCCAAATACATAACACTCCCGAAGGATGTATATTGTATTTGCGTCGCTGTAGCGCACTCCTATTACGCTCTGCTGCGGCGACGAAAAGAAATAGAAGAAGAAATAATCCTATCTGGTCATCCTACTGATGGACAGCCACACGGGGGTGGTACAAGCAATGAGACAGCGGATAAAGCGGAACAGATCATTCTAAGAAAGAGCGAAAATGAAAGAGAAATAAAAGCGATAGAGCAGGCGCTGTCGGGATGTCGCGATGATTATGAGCGGAAATTTATCAGGCTTAATTTTTTTGAAGGGGTGTGGATCCGTGATATAAATCTGTCCTTATCGGAAAGTACGATGAAGCGCTACAGGAAACAATTCCTTATTCGATTGGCGATAAACCTACATAAAATCTAAAAGATGACACCTACGGAAAAAATCAAGGGGGTATAATGATATCGTGAGGAATTGATTACAAGGATACGTCTTTTTCATATTTTCTTTCCCTTCTTTCAAAAGCGCCTCTTATCCAAGGGGCGCTTTTTGCTGCCCATTTTTTGGAGGTGACACGCATGTGTGAGCAAACCATTGCAGAATATGAGGCCGAAATCGCAGCCATTGACGCAAAGCTCGCTCAGCTCAGGACCAGCAACAACTGGATGGAGAACGCCCGATACAATCAGCTTTCTTGTATGCGGGGGGACCTTTGCTTACAGCTCCACGCTGCATGTATTTCAGAGAACAGAGGTCGGCCGCTGGATGAAGCCAGCCGCAATTAAGGATAGCCCATGAGAAAAAAGGTACTGTGACAGCCCCGCCCGGGGCGTTGCGGGCTCGACGACCCCAAATTTCAATCAGTTAGGAAAAGTAATTTTGGGGCATTTCGTTACGTTTGTTCCAAATAAGACGAATATAAGGAGATGGATGCATGGCTGGACGTGAAAATGAGAAGACGGTGACGAACGAAACAGAGGTCAGCACCACGGAACTGGCTATGGTGCTGGGTGTGACGGCACGCCGGGTGCAGCAGATGGCACAGGACGGGACCACTCCACCAGCAAAGCGAGGCTGTTTCCTTCTCTGTGATTCCGTCCAGCGATATATCAGTTTCCTTTCCAGCCGAGAGCGGGAGGCGTCGTCCCAGGACAAGGAGAAGCAGGATGCTGAGGTCAGTATCAAGAAGGCCAAGGCCACCATCGCCGTACTGGAGGCGAAAGAACTGCAGGGAAAGATGCACCGCAATGAGGACGTAGCCGCCATGACAGAGGACTTGATCTATACCATCCGGGGGATGCTGGTGGCCCTACCCGGTCGACTGGCCGTGGACACCTCCGCCACCGAGACCCCCGCCGAGGCTGCTGAGATCATCCGTAAGGAGATTTTCAAGGTTATGGAGGAACTGTCGCGGTACCGATACGACCCACAAAAGTACGAGGAGCGCGTCCGGGAGCGGCGAAGCTGGGATGCCATAAACGAACGTGACGACGATGACGACTGAGCATGACGCTGTCCGGCTGAACACCGCCATTACCAAGGCGCTGGTTGGCATGAAGCCGCCAGAGGATCTGACTGTGACGGAATGGGCGGAGGAAAAGCGCCGCTTGTCTTCCGAGAGCAGCGCCGAGCCGGGACCATGGCGCACCAGTCGTACGCCCTATCTGCGCGAACCAATGAATGCCTTCACCGATCCCAGAGTACGGCGCATCGTCATGGTGGCCGCATCCCAGGTTGGAAAGTCCGAATTTCTGAACAATGCTATCGGCTACATTATCGACGAGGACCCCGGCAGCATCCTCTTTGTCCACCCCACCACCATTGACGCCAAGGAGTATTCCAAGCTCCGCATCGCGCCGATGATCCGGGACTGCCCCACGCTGAAAAGGAAGGTCGCCCCGGCCAAGAGCCGGGAAAGCGGTAACACTCTCCTTCAGAAGACCTACCCTGGCGGTATCCTGACCATGTGCGGTTCTACCGAGGCCCATGCATTGGCGTCCAAACCAATCCGTTATGTGTTCGGTGACGAACGCGACCGATGGGCGTCGTCGGCCGGTAACGAAGGCGACCCTTGGGAACTTGCAATGGCCCGCCAAATCACATTTTATAACGCGAAAGCAGTGGAGGTTTCTACCCCTACAGTAAAGAACGTCAGCGCTATCGAGGCTTCGTACTACGAGGGGACTATGGAACGCTGGAAGTCAAAGTGTCCCCATTGCGGCGAATACCACGAAATCAAGTGGGAAAGTATCCGCTATGAGCACGAGATGGTGGAGGTCAACGGCAAGAAAACCTATACCATAACTCAAATCTGGTATATTTGTCCCGACTGCGGCTGCGTGTCCGACGAGCTGACCATGAAACGCCAGCCCGCCCGGTGGGTGGCGGAAAATCCGACCGCATATGACCATGGGGTGCGCTCCTTTTGGCTCAATGCCTTCGTATCGCAGTGGGCCTCTTGGGAGTCCATTATCCTAAAGTATTTGAACGCCATCGGCGACACCCGGAAGCTACAGGTCGTCTACAACACCTGCTTCGGCGAACTGTGGGAGGACCGCGGCGACCTGGAGGACGAGGACAGCCTGATGGCTCGCCGGGAGGAATATACCGCCGAGCTGCCCGACGGTGTGCTCGTGCTGACGGCGGGCGTTGACACCCAGGATAACCGAATGGAGTATGAAATTCTCGGCCATGGCCACTTCGGGGAGACCTGGGGCATAGAGAAAGGTATCGTCATGGGACGACCTGACGACGACGCGACCTGGACCAAGTTGGACGAGATGGTATTCAACCGGGTGTTCCGGTTTGCGGACGGCGTGGGCTTGCACGTGTCCATGTCCTTCGTCGATGAAGGCGGACACTTCACGCAGGATGTGCGCTTGCAATGCAGGTCGCGCATTGGCAAAAAAGTTTTTTGCATCAAGGGCATGTCCGGGCCGGACCGCCCGTTTACCGCCCCGCCGAAGAAACAGAAAATTGTGGTTCGGCAGCGCGCCATCGGCACTTGCTGGCAATATCAACTGGGCGTCGACGCGGGCAAGCAAATCATCATGGACAACCTGGGTGTCCAGACGAAGGGGCCGAAATACTGCCATTTCCCCAGGCGTGACGACTACGGACCGGCCTACTTTACCGGACTTCTGTCCGAACACCTGGTCTATAAGGCGGACAGGCGGCAGCCCTGGGTATGGGAGAAAATACCCGGCCACGAGCGCAACGAGGCGCTGGATTGCCGCAACTACGCCCTCGCGGCGTTCAAGGCCCTTCCCGCCGACCTTGACGAGGTGGGCAGGAGATTAAAAGCGGCCAGAGGAGAACGGCCTACAGAGGGCGTTGCAACTCCCGTGGCGGCCAAGTCCGCGCGCCCGTCCAAGCGACAGAAGGCCGGGGACGTGCTACGAAAGTATTATGACGATTGGTAAGGTGAGAGCATGACGGACAAAACCGAGCTGCGGGCGAGGCTGGAGTTCTGGAAAAAAGCCCTGGAGAAGCTGCGCACTGCGTATTTGGCTCTGGTCGACGGCGGCGTAAAAAGCTATACAATCGACGACCGGCAGCTCACGCGCTTTGACATCCCCGCCCTACAGAAGGAAATCGCGGAGTCAGAGCGGAAGGTTGACGAGTTGACGGCCCTGTTGTCCGGGCGAAAGCCGCGGCGGGCAGTCGGCGTTATCCCCCGCGATTGGTAAATCTGGGTACAGGCTCGAAAGAGTTGTTTTTACCGTGGGCAAGCCCGGCAGAGTTTGTGGCTCCTTTCGCCACCGGGCGGCCCGTTTTTTTATGACTACTGACAGGAGGTGGCCGACATATACCACGACAAAAAATCCGGGCTCTATCTTCCGGATGACGCACGGCCCCAGGCCAAAGGATACAGCGAGGCCGGCGCAAGCCTGACAAGGCGGGCCATGAAAGGCTTCACGCCGCGCAGTGGATCTCCCAATGAGGACATATCGTGCAACAACATGACCTTGCGGCAGCGTGGCCGGATGCTCTACATGTCTTCCCCGGTGGCCACCAGCGCTATCAATACCAACCGCACGAAAGTCGTCGGTGTCGGCCTCGCCCTCAAAAGCTCAATCAACCGGGATGTACTGGGCCTTTCGCCGGAGTCGGCCAAGAGTTGGCAGCGGAGAACGGAAGCAGAGTTCAGCCTCTGGGCCAGCAGAAAAGCGAATTGCGACGCCACCGGCATGAACAATTTTGAAGGGATGCAACAACTGGCGCTGGTGTCCTGGCTGATGAGCGGAGATGTGTTCCCAGTGTTCAAGCGGTATAAGCCGACTCCCGCCAATCCCTACTCTCTGCGGATCCATCTGGTCGAGGCCGACCGAGTAAGCACTCCGGACGACTATGGCGGAGGGACCATGTACCCGAGCGTGACCGACGGGAAAAACACTACTACTGGGAACAAGATTTACGACGGAGTGGAAGTGGACGACGAGGGCATGGTGGTCGCATACCATATCCGCAACACCTACCCCTGGCAAATTACCGGAGAGCAGACCACGTGGACGCGAGTTGAGGCCTACGGCAAGAGCACAGGCCTACCCAATATTTTACACGTTATGAACAGCGAGCGGTGCGACCAGTACCGGGGTGTGACCTATCTTGCCCAGGTCATCGAGCCACTTCTGCAACTGCGCCGATATACCGAAAGCGAGCTGATGGCCGCCCTGGTCCAGAGCTTCTTCACGGCGTGGATCGTCACCAAGACAGATGCGGAGGACATGCCGCTCAACGAGGTCGGCGGGGGCGATATTGCTGGCGTCCCTGGAGCCAATCCCGATGCGGAGAATGTCTCCGAGAGCCGCAACGAATATGAAATGGGACCTGGCACTGTAGCCCATCTGGAGGAGGGTGAGGACGTCAAGTTTGGAAGCCCGAATATCCCGACCACTGGATTTGATACCTTTGTCAAGACTTTCTGCAAACTGATTGGCGCCGGCCTGGGCATCCCATACGACGTACTGATCAAAGAGTACAACTCCTCTTATTCATCCGCCCGGGGCGCGCTGATGGACGCCTGGGAGGACTTTAAGATGCGCCGTTCCTGGTTTGTGGCCGACTTCTGCCAGCCGGTCTACGAGGTCTGGCTGGCGGAGGCGGTTGCGCGCGGCCGCATCAAGGCCCCTGGTTTTTTTGAGGATCCACTGGTATGCGCCGCGTGGTGCGCCGCGCGGTGGATCGGACCAGTGCAGGGGTCTCTCGACCCGCTCAAGGAGGTCAAGGCCGCCGTGTTGCAGGTGCAGAAGGGATTTAAAACCCATGAGCAGGTTGCTCGGGAGACGGGCGGCGGTGACTGGGACGAAAATGTGGAGCAGTTGGCGGCGGAAAATGCGAAGCTGGCCGCAGCCGGTGATGGGTTGGCTTCCGTGACAGTTGACTTTAACGAAAAGGAAGATAACGAAGGAGGAAAAACCGAATGAACTTTTGGAGCAGGCTGAAAGCTGGTGCGCGAGGCGCGGCCACTCCGGCGGCCGGGGAAAGCATTACACAGCCCTATACTATGGAGCGGACCGGCGAGGATTCCGCCGAAATCGTGCTGTATGGCGATATTGTCAGCGAGCGACCCATCGACTGGCGGACGGGAAAGCCATCAGAGGAGGCGTACATCGTCCTCAGCGAGTTCCTGGAGGATTTGAAACAGGTAGAAGATGTGGCACGCTTGACGGTTCGTATCCACAGCGTGGGCGGCAACGCCTACGATTCTCTGGCCATCCATAATCGCCTGAAAAGCTTGAACGCCGATATCACGGTCATCGTGGACGGCGTGGCTATGTCCGGCGGCTCACTCATTATGTGCGCGGGTGGGAAGGTTCAGGTCTATCCCAGCAGCTTGATTATGATTCATCGGTGCTGGGCTTTCATCTGGGGCGGCTACAACGCTGCAGAGTTGAGAAAGATGGCCGACGGATATGACGCGGCCGACCGCTCTCAGGCCGCCATTTACCACATCAAGACCGGAATCGACACCCAAGAGCTGCTGGATATGATGGAGGCAGAAACTTACATGACTGGCCAGGAAGCCATCAGCAAGGGCTTTGCTGACGAATTGGTAGAGGGTAGCGATGGACTGGAAGTCGCCGCCAGCGCCGACCGACGCACACTTCTTGTAGGCGGCCGCCCGGTCTGGGCCTCCACGAGCAAGAGCGGCATCCCAGCCGCCATCCCTACGGTCAATCCCGGGAACTTGGTCCCGATTGAGATAAATAGACATCAGCCGGCACAGACCGGCGGACAGAATGGAGGAAACACCATGGCAAACACCCTTGACGAGCTGAAGACGGAGAACCCGACCCTCGCAGAACAGCTGATGGCCGAAGCCAGAGCCGCCGTGTCTGCGTCCGGCGCAGCTGCTCCCAACGCTTCGTCCCCTGCGGCTACCCCGCCTACCGATCCTGCGAGCAATCCCCAAACTGACCCCGTGGCCGCCGAGCGCCAGCGCATTCAGGACATTGACGTACTGGCGGGTATCTTCGACACGGAGACCATCAATGCGGCCAAGTATGGCGACACCGCCTGTACCGCTCAGGAGATGGTTTACCGTGCGGCGCAAAAGGCATCTCAGCAGGGGCGGAAGTTCCTGGCCGCACTGGAGGGAGACACCGCAGCTTCCGGCGCGCAGCAGGTAGGCGCGGCAGCCGGCGATGGCGGCGAGGGAGACGACGACACCCTGACCCCCGCGCAACTGATGGCCAAGGGCCGCGCCGACGCCAAAGCCCTGACCAATCCCGAAAAGGAGGAGAAATGACATGGCGAATCATCTCAATAACAAAGTGGACGAAATGTCCTACGACAATCTGATTGCCGGGATGATGCCGCCCGTCAAGGTAGCATCCGGCACCATCTCCAAGCTCTCCACCGCGGCTAGCTACGCCCGTGGCACTGTCCTGGCCAAGTCCTCCAGCGACGGAAAGCTCTACATCCTTGGCGGCGCGGCGGCTGGAGGCGACACCCTGACCCCCGACTGCATCCTCTGCGACCCGGAGGATGTCGGGACCACCGAGGACGTTGCGGCTGCCGTCTACGTGGCGGGCTGCTTCAACGTCAACGCACTCGTTACGACGGAGGGCTACACTATTACCGAGGCGGACAAAGACAAGCTGCGCGAGCGTGGCCTGTACCTGGTTCAGCTTTGGGACTAACCGAAGGAGGATACGACTATGCCTATCAGCGTTTTCAATACCTACTACATGGCGGGCATGATTGAAGAAATCGTGCTGCCGCAGAGCTTTTTCCGCGACCGCTATTTCCCCACCAACGCCGGGACGGATATCTTCGCCGCCGATAAAGTCCTGGTGGAGTACCGCGACGGCGACCGGAAGATGGCCCCCTTTGTGGTCCGCCGCGCCGGCGATATTCCCATCGGTCGTTCCGGCTACGAGATCCACGAGTTCGAGCCGCCCTACATTGCCCCCTCCCGCCTGCTGACCATGGACGACCTGCGAAAGCGAGGCTTCGGGGAGGCACTTTTCTCCAACAGTACCCCCGCCGAGCGTACTCGCGCCCTGCAGATGCAGGACCTGACCGACCTCTCCCGGCGCATTCAGCGCCGCGAGGAGTGGATGGCCGCACAGACCATGATCAACAACGGCTGCACCGCCATCGCCTACATCGACAACGACACCGTGGGAGAGCCCTGGGACGTGTTCTACTACGACGTCAACGGCAGCAACCCCGCCATCTACACCGTGTCCAGCAAATGGGACGCCGCCGGAGGCGACTTCAAGGCGGACGTGGAGGCGATGACTGGCGACCTGCTGGACCGCGGTTTGCCTGCCACCGACCTGGTTGTGGGAACCGCCGTCGGCCAGTTCATTCAGAGCGATGAAAAGCTGGCGAAGCTGCTGGACAACCGGCGCATGGAGTATGGCCAGCTCGCGCCCAGGCTCACCAGCTACCCCGGCATTGCGTGGCTGGGCCGCCTGAATTTTGGCGGCGTCGACCTGGACATCTACGTGGTGCGCGAGACCGTGGTGGACGAGAAGAGCGTGACACAGCGCCTGTTCCCCGCGACTTCCGCCATGGTCACCGCCCCTGACTGCGGCCACATGATGTACGGCCAGGTCACCCAAATTGAGGATGACGGGGAGTTCCACACCTTCGCCATGCAGCGCGTACCGAAGTTCACCGTGGACAAGGAGCACGACATCCGCAAGCTGCGCGAGGCCGCCCGCCCCCTGGCCGCTCCCAAGCAGAAGGCACCGTGGATGTATGCGGCCAACGTGGTGGGCTGATATCCGCCCGGAGAGGAGTAGCCCATGAAGGAGATCAAAATCATCAATGGAATCTACGGCTATAGACCGGATGGGTCCAAGATAGTCATCCCGGTTAAGGCCGGCGAGGTTGTCGAGGTATCTGAAGAAGAGGCTGCTCGGCTCATCAGCCTTGGCGTTGCCGCCTGCGATGACAAGGCGCCGCCTGAATTCCCGGCCATACCTGTTGCAATGCCCGGAGAGAGCGGGAATGGCGAGCCGGTTGGCGAAAACCCATCTGATGTAAATGACGGTCCAGAAGAGAGGGAAGAGGCTCACTTTAAAGAGCATCTGGAAGAGTGGACCAATGCCGAACTGAAAGAGCTGGCAGAAAACATGTGTATCGATACTGCCAAACTCAAGACAAAGGCAGCACTTATCAACGCTATTCGTTCAATTGAATTTGGGCTTGGCTCCAAAGGCGACCACGAAGGAATGCCTAAGATCGACGTGGAGAAACCCGTGGTATGAGTAGCTTTAAAGATATGGTTGATATCGACAACTGTAATGTATTTATGAACTTAAATGAGTTTGCAGAAAGCCGTACAGTGTTTTATGATGATGTATTTTATGAAGATATTCCGGTTGTGATTACGGGCATTAGCGAAAAAAGCCGGAGACAATTGGTATCAGATCATGCGCAGGGGTTGTATCTGGTTTCTGCCGTTTTACATTGCGCGGCGGCAGATCTGGGTGGAAATCAACCAGAAAAGGGACAACGCATCAAAATCAATGACCAGCAAGGTGGCGTAGGATTTTTCCGAGAATTTTATGTCGCGTCCTCGGTCTGCGAGATGGGAATGTTACGCGTGGAATTGGAGGCGGTGGATGAATGAGTGTTGTACGTGTTGATCAGGTAGGCAGCAATAGTTTGGACCGAGTGAACAAGCTGCTTGCCGGAATCCCTGGCGGGGTATACAAGGCAACCTATGCCGCCCTAAAGCGCGCCGGTGATACTGCCAAGACTAAGGCGGGTCAGTTTGCTGCCGCCGAGTATACCATTAACAAAGGGACGTTTGTGCGGAACGTCAACATGAAGTCCCACATTAGTAGTAGCGGGGGAAGCATCGTGGAGATGAAGATTTCATACGCTAGCAGCGTTCTTCCCTTGTTGACTTTCAACACCAAATTTTCCCGGAATGGCCAGGTGCAAACCCAAGTCAAGCGCAACGGTGGGGCGTCGATGCTGGAACACGCTTTTGTAGCCAGCATCTACGGACCTATTGCCGTCTATGAGCGCGTGGGTATACCTCGTTTCCCGGTGGAGCAAAAGTTTGGTCCGTCCACTGGCCACATGATGCAAAATGACCGAGTCATTGAGAAAATGGACGAGACTATCCGGCAGACCTATGAAGCCCGTGTGGAACATGAGATTCTGCGCGTGCTCAACGGCTGGGGAGGTAGGTAAATGACACGGACTATCCTGTTGGAATGCTTGCGTGATGAGACCATGGAGGCTGTACACGACATCATTATGCCGGTATCCATGCAGAAAGGTGATGTTGACCAGGCATACCGGCCAGCTGATACCTACTTGGCCCGGTTGCCGGACAGCTCGGCCGCCAAGAAAAAAGTCCCTTATATTCTGCATCAGATCATCACCGGTAAGGACGCCCAGACATCGGGACAGAAGGTTCTGTCCACGGCTACCGTTCGTACCATCTTCTGTGTGTACAACAACGATGAACAGGAGGGTGGTCTTACGCTGCTCAACCTCATGGAACGGCTGCGTATCCAACTGCTCCGCAAGGTCGTTATCGGTAACCAGTTCACTCTTGACTTGGAGGCAGGACTGGAAGTGCTAGTTTATCCCGAGGATACCGCCCCGTATTATGCCGGAGAGATGATAAGCGTTTGGAAACTCCCGGCAGTAGAAAGAGAGGTAAGACAATGGCTGTAAATGATAAAATTGCCGAGCCGGCCCCCGCGGCGGATATTGAGGTTACCACAACCAAGGCTGATGATCAGTCGGCCAAAAAGAACATCTTGCAAAAGAAACCTGATGGTTTTTCCGGATTTTGCTGTTACATAGGACCAACCATCATCGGGGTTATTCAGTCCGGAACAATCTACCCCAAGTCCAAAGCAGAGGTGCTGAAGGACCTCGAGTCCGAAGTCAAGAAGCATCCGCTAATTGCTTCGCTGGTGGTGGGCGGCGAGACACTGGCCACTGACCGAATCAAGGTGAAAACGCCTGGAAACTTGCTTTTTGTAAACTATAGAAAACTTGCTTCCGGAAAGAACAAATAGGGAGGAAACACATATGAATCACAGCGTATTTATCTCCGAACAAGCGACGAGTGTTAGCACGCCTATTGTAGCTGAATCCGGCGTTCCTTTTGTCGTGGGCTTAGCGCCGGTACAGAGTGCAATTTCCCCGGGAAAGGCCGGTGTACCTGTACTCTGTACCAGCTGGACAGAAGCGGTAGAAAAGCTTGGATATTCGGACAATTGGGAAGATTACACCCTTTGTGAATTTATGTATTCGCATTTCAAATTGTTTGGGTGTCAGCCTGCAGTCTTCTGCAATGTGTTGGATATTTCCAGTATGAAGGAAAGTGCAGCGGCAGCGGATGTGGAACTATCCGATCACAAAGCGAAACTGCCTATTGAGGCCATTGACGATGCAAGATTAGTGCTCAAAGCTTCCGGCGCAACCGGCGCAGCCTATGTCAAGGGTACTGACTATAGCACCTATTATGACGGGGAACATCTGGTCATCGAAGTGCTTGCCGGTGGCGCCTGTTATGATGCCGAAACAATCAGTGCAGCATACAACAAGGTTACCCCTTCTTCGGTTAACGCCGTCAATATCGCCGCTGCAATGGAAAGCATTGAACTGTGCATGACCACCTTGGGAGTGGTTCCCGATTTGATCTGTGCCCCGAGATTTTCCAGTGAGAGCACAGTGGCAGCTGTTATGGCAACCAAGGCGGGGAGTATCAACGGAATGTTCAAAGCAAAAGCCCTGATCGACATTAGTTCTAAAGAGGGCGGGGCAGAAAGCTACACCGAGGCAATTTCCTTGAAGAAGGCCAACAACTTTATCGATACGAATGAAATCCTCTCCTGGCCGATGTTAAAACTGGGTGATTACACCTTCCATATGTCCACGCAGCAAGCGGGCTTAATGGCTCAGGTGGACAGCAACAACGGCTGTCCTTATGAGAGTCCTTCCAACAAGGCATTTCGGTGCGATGCAATGGTTTTGGAGGACGGTTCGGAAGTCAACTTGACGTTGGAGCAAGCCAACATGCTGAATTTCAACGGAATTGGAACCGCGCTGAACTTTATGGGTGGTTGGATGTGTTGGGGCAATTACACTGCCTGTTATCCGGCCAGTACGGATGTTAAAGATTATTTTATCCCTGTGTCCCGGATGTTCGGCTGGATCGGCAATTCGCTTGTACGTTCTTTCTGGAGCAAACTTGACAAGCCCATGAATCGCCGCTTGATTGATACAATTTTAGACTCTGCAAACATTTGGCTTAACGGTTTGGCCGGCGCCGGTTATCTGCTTGGCGCGCGAGCGGAAATGCTGGAGTCCGAGAATCCGGAAACCAGCCTGATGGCGGGGGTGATTAAAATTCATATTTATATGACGCCTCCCAGTCCTGCGCAGGAAATCGAATTTGTTCTGGAATACGATGCCGAGTATGTAGCCAGTGCGCTTCAGCCCTGAAAGGAGGGTTAATCAATGGATCAAAGTGTTATTAACTTTGCAGTTTATGAAGACAGTGTAGAGTATATCGGCATGGCAAAGGCAACCCTGCCGGATCTCACCGCACTGACACAATCCATATCCGGTGCAGGAATCGCCGGAAATATAGAAGCTGTCATTCTGGGGCATTACGACGCAATGACGCTTGGACTGAGCTTCCGTACCACCAGTGAGCAGGCGGTTAAACTGTCCGAGCCCCGTCGTCATACGATTGATCTCCGGGTTGCACAGCAAACAGAGGATACCGTGGCCGGCGAAGTTAAAGTGCAAAAAATCAAACATATTTTAGTGGTGGTCCCGAAGTCGGATAAAGGCGGTTCCATTGCTCCCGCTGCTCCTACAGACGGCTCCGGAGAATATGCGGTTCGCTATTGGGCTACTTACATTAATGGAAAAAAGAAGCGGGAAATCGACCCACTCAATTTCATTTGTTATGTGAACGGCGTCGATTATTTGGACGATGTCCGCAAAGCTCTCGGAAAGTAAATAAATGCCCGGAACAGCCGTTCCGGGTTATTTTTTAATCAATACAGTCTGGTCTTCGACTGAAAAAAGGAGTGTCGTTATGAACAGTAACGTTAAAAACGATTATGGAGTTAATGTAAAGGAATTTTCTGCTGCTGAAAAAGAGGCGGAGAAAAGCGTCTTTGTGTATACTCATAAATTTACTTTGCCTTTTACATATGAAGACAAAACTTATGAGGAATTGATTTTCGATTGGGGAAGATTAACCGGTGAGGACGGGTTGTCCATTGAAAACGAGATGCAGGCATTAGGGAAACCGGTTATTGTGCCGACTTTCTCCGGCGAATACTTGGTGCGTATGGCAGCCCGTGCCTGCACAATGCCCATTGGCGACGATGCTATCCGGGCCATGTCCATTTCCGACTACAATAAAATTCGGAGCGCCGCGCGGTCTTTTTTGCTGAAATCGGAGCTGTAATTGGCGATGGCGGAGAGTGGCTCCGAAAACAGTGTTTGATCTTGGCGCAGACAAATAACACTCCCGTTCCATTCTGGTTGTCTTTGCCGCTCTCAGATTTAAGTAAATGGATTCAAACGAGTAACAAGATTGTAGAAATCAGGAATAAACGATAGCGGAAAGGAGGACTTTGAATGGCGAGCAGAAGAGAATATGAAATGCTGTTTCATCTGAACGCACAGCTCGGAAGCAGCTACAACGGCACCTTTAAGTCAGCGCAAAGCACTTTGTCGTCCATGCAAAAGGAAGTCTTAAATCTTAGCAAGACTCAATCAGATATCTCAGCATTTCAAAAGCAACAGGGTGCGGTAGAAGCAACCCGCCAAAAGTTATCCGTTTTGCAGCAGCAGTACGACAATATCCAAAAGGAAATAAAGGAAACGGAAGGATACTCCTCCTCACTGGAAAACAAGCTGCTTTCCAAACAACAGCAGATAGATCGGACATCCTCTTCTTTGGAGCAACAGACCCAAAAGCTGAATCAAATGGACACAGCTTTGCGGGAAGCTGGCGTTGACACCGGAAACCTTGATAAAGAGAGCGCCCGGCTCAGTACGCAAATGACTGAGCTGAAACAGAGTCAGGAGGATGCCGCCGAAGGGGCCAAGGACTTTGGAGAAGCATCTTCCGAAGCTTTTTCTGCTGTACAACAAGCTATTGTGGCGGCTGGTGTTGCAACAGCGCTTAAAGAGATTTACGAAGCTTTCATGGAGTGTGTTACTATTGCTGGAGATTTCGAGGAAGCGATGTCCAATGTTGAAGCCCTATCGGGAGCTACAGCTATGGACATGGCCGATTTAAGCGCCAAAGCCAAAGAACTTGGTGCGACTACCAAATTTACCGCCCAAGAATCTGCCGATGCCATGGGATACATGGCAATGGCCGGTTGGGATGCTGTCGACATGCTTTCCGGCATGGACGGTGTACTGCAATTGGCTGCTGCGTCCGGCGAAGACCTGGCCATGGTGTCTGATATTGTTACCGATAGTCTGAGTGCCTTTGGTCTGACAGCGGCAGATACTGCACATTTTTCTGATGTATTGGCAGCCACAGCAACCAATTCCAATACCAACGTGTCTATCATGGGCGAGACATTCAAGATGTCTGCATCCGTTGCAGGAGCGCTGGGATATTCCATTGAGGATGTGGCGACGGCAGTTGGCTTGATGGCAAACAGTGGTATCAAAGGGAGCATTGCTGGCACCGCGTTGAAGAACACCTTTAACGGTCTGTTGGAAGGCGTAACGCTGACCGGTGCAGCTTTTGGAGAGTATGAATATTCAGCAATTAAAGCCGATGGCAGTATGAAATCCTTTGGCGGTACGATCAATGAACTGCGTAATTATTTTGACCAGATGACAGAAGCGGAACGCGTTAATAACGCGATGACGATTGCTGGACAACGCGGGTACAATGGTTTGCTCGCCATTCTAAATGCAACCGACGAGGATTATACTTCTCTGACTGACAGCATCAATAATTGCACCGGTGCAGCTGCAAAAATGGCAGCCATTAAATTGGACAACATGAACGGCCAATTGACCTTAATGAATTCCGCGTGGGACGCCTTAAAAACTACGATAGGTGAACAATTCACACCAGAAATGCGTGGCCTGTACAGTATTGGAACGGATGTATTTGGGATGCTGAATGATTTTGTAGCGAAACATCCAGCGTTGGTTAAGGCAGTGATGGCATTTGTAGCGGTTCTCGGCACCGCTACTTTAGCGCTCACCGCTTATGCGACGATCTCAAAGGTAGTGAAAGCGTTGGATTTGGTCACTTTGTTTACAGGACCGGCCGGCGTAATTATCGGTGTGATTTCCGGTGTTGCCGCTCTCACTGCCGCGATAGTCGCGTTTGCGACTGCTACCAATGAAGCAATTCCCTCTGTCAGAGAATTGACGACCGCTGCACAGGAAATGAACCAGGCAATGGAAGAGGCAAACAATATCTTTAACGAGACGGTAACTTCAACGCTAGCGACTGTCGATGTTGCTGAGACCTATATCAGAAAGCTGGAGGAACTGGAAGCAGCCGGTATTACCACAGACGAACAGGCCAAACAATATCACAACACCCTAGCGCTTTTGTGCCGTACCGTTCCGGAACTCACGGACTATATTGACTTGGAAAAAGATACGATTGAAGGCGGTACAGAAGCTTTGCGCACCCATACCAAGGCATGGAAAGAAAATGCCAAAGCACAGGCGTATCAAGAGTATATGAACTCGCTCTATGATGAGTATAACGACGTTTTGCTTGAAGCTGCAGAGAATGAAATAGGACTGACAAAAGCTCAAATGCAGCTGGAAGATGCCAATAAAAAGCATGGCGACACGCTGGGTAAGATGAATAAGCTGTACGCTGAAGCTCAGAAATCCGCAGGAGATTACAATGAAAAGTACGGTGGCTGGACGGAGGCAACAGATTATCTTACACAGGAATACTACGATCTGCAGGATACCCTCATCAGCATCAATGAAGAGGTTTACACGGCTGAACAGTGTGTGAATAATTACACCAAAGCAATTGAGGAAGATGGTAAAGCGACATCTGAAGCACAGAAAGCGATTGATTCGGCAGAAGAGGCATATAACCGGTTAACGGGGACCACAGAAGAAAGCATTGAGGCCACAAAGGAAGCAGCTCGACAGGAGCAGGAGCTGCAATTTGTGATTGAAGACATTACCGGAAAAATGAACGATCTTGCGGAAGCATATTCGTCTGCCTACTTTGAAGCGCTTAACAGCGTATCTGGTCAATACGAGCTCTGGGATAAGACGGAAAAGGTCGTTGCAACGAGCACGGATAAAATGAACGCCGCCATTGAAAGCCAAATTACATATTGGCAGAATTACAACTCCAATCTTCAATCTTTAACAGAGCGCAGCGGCGATATTGAAGGTTTAAGCGACGTCATAGCCAGCTTTGCAGATGGAAGCGAAGACAGTGTAAACGCGATTGCGGGTATGGCGAACGCCAGCGATAAAGACTTGGCTAAAATGGTTGAAAACTGGCAGGCATTAAAAAAAGAGCAGGATACTACTGCCGGAAGTATTGCAGATCTTAAAACAGATTTTTCTGCGACTATGGACGAGCTGCAGAAAGAACTTGCCGCGGATATTGAAGCGATGAACCTTGGGCCTGAGGCGGCTGAAAGCGGAAAATCCACGATTCAGGGATTTATTGACGGCGCGGCTGATATGCTGGGACCGGTACAGGCAGCGTACGCCCGTATTGCCAAAGCTGCACAAAATGCGCTTAATCCAGGAACAGGAGGCGGTTCATCTGGAATTCCTGGCTATGCCGTCGGAACGCAGTCCGCAGCTCCCGGTTTCGCTATGGTTGGAGAAAACGGGCCGGAAATTGTTTATTTTAACGGCGGGGAACAGGTCATGACTGCAACCGAAACAGCAGTAATGCAAAGAGGTTTACCTACATCTGAACTCCAAACAGTAACCTTTGCGCCTCAGCTATTAGAAGCATTGTCCTCCATGCGCGGTACAAATGCACTTTCGGCGCAAGGAAACAGTGCGGGAAACAATATTCATTTGACGGTTGCCCCGACTTATACCATTTCCGGCGTTACCAGCTCCAGAGGAATAGAGGATATTCTTCGCCGGCATGACGAGGATCTGCGCAATTACATTTTGGAGATTATGCAACAGGCTGATATTGACTCGACCAGGAGGGCTTACCGATGAAGAGGACTTACACAACGGTTCAGGGAGATATGTGGGACAGCATCGCCAATGCACAACTGGGCGATGTGTCTTATACCGATAAGTTAATGAATCTCAATCAGCAATACCGTAATTTTTTTACATTCCCAGCCGGAATCGAACTGATCCTTCCAGATCCGGTTGAAACGGTTGGCAATGCACTGCCGCCCTGGAAGGCGGCGGTTGGATGAGCCGGGTGGAACAAGCCCGCCGTACAACGGCAGAAATTGCATTTGACGGGGTGAATATTACATCATCCATTCGGCCCTATCTGCTGTCGGTTACATATACGGATAACGAAGAGGATGAAACGGATGACCTTCAACTTCGTATTCAGGACCGGGATAATGTATGGATGTGTAAATGGCTGAACGATGCAATACAGGCAGCTGCTGCAACAGCCGAAGTGCCTACTGCAAACAAAGCATCTTCCAAAAGTTATACGGTTACGGCGAAAAGTGGATTGAATGTGCGCTCCGGACCAGGGACGAGTCACGGCAGGTTGGGAACGCTTGCCTACGGCACAGTTGTCGATGTGTCTTCTATTTCCAATGGGTGGGCGAAGATCCAGTACAGTGGAAAAACGGCCTATATCAGCGCCGGCTATATCGCACAAGGCAGTTCCAGCGGGATTACGTCGACTTGGAACATTGGAGATTCTGTGATTGCAAATGGGCGCCCGCAGTATACAAGCTATGGTAACGGTACGCCAGGCAAAAATGTTACAAATTACAGAGGAAACATTACACATCTAAACCTGAAAAGCGGAGTTCCATACCCCATCCATGTCGGAAACTTGGGGTGGTTTGCAGAGAGTCAAATCACAAAAGCTACATCTACAGAAGCAGGGGGGAGTTCTGGGACAAAGGGTCTTCGGATTCAGGCGGTGATTGTACGTGAAAATTGGACAGGTGATGGAAAAGACCTTATTCTTGACTGCGGACAATTTGCTCTCGATTCAATTGATGCGTCCGGACCACCCGCCGTTATCACCATAAAAGGGACATCGCTTCCATATAGCTCCCAAATTCGTCAGACCAAAAAGTCCAAGGCGTGGGAATCCTACACATTATCCGGCCTTGCCAATGAGATGGCCGCATCCAACGGAATGACCTGCCTTTATTTGGCAGCGAATGTTCCTTTCTACGAGAGGGTAGAACAGTACAATACCAGCGATATCAACTTCCTCTCCACGCTTTGCCATAACGCTGGGATTTCCCTCAAAGCAACCAACAACGTTCTTGTACTGTTCGATCAAGCTTCTTATGAGGCGAAGAGCGCAGTGTTGACCATCAAGCGGGGGGACGGTACCTATACCAAATATAAACTGAGTGTCGGGCAAGCTGATATCCAATATTCCTCCTGCCGTGTCAGCTATGTGAATCCGTCTACCGGAAAGTGTATCCAGGCCATAGCCTATGTTGAGGAATACAAATCGGATTCCAAAAAGAATCAACAATTGGAAGTGAAAGCGAAGGTATCCAGTATTGCAGAAGCGAAAGATTTGGCCGAAAAACGGTTAAGGCTGCACAACAAATATGAACGGACTGCAACGTTTACTTTGCCGGGCAATCCCAATTTGGCGGCTGGCGTCACCGTCTTTCTTTCCGGTTGGGGAGCATGGGACGGGAAGTATATCGCCAAACAGGCGAAACATTCTGTAACTGACAGCGGATATACGGTGCAGGTACAGCTCCGCCGTGTATTGGAGGGATATTGATGGAACTGGAAAGTATTTTATTGAGGTTGGTACAGATTGGGACTGTCAGTGCTGTGGACAACGACAAACGGAAAGTCCGTGTGATCTTTCAGGACACAGGAGCTACTTCCGGCTGGTTGTATGTGCTGCAGCATTATGCGGCCGGTCTTTACATTGAGCCGGATGCAGAACACACACATACCATTACGGGAAGTAATAGTGCAAGCACCTGTCCTGCCCACGACCACATTCCAGGTTCGTATCTGGCCTATTGGATGCCAAAGGTCAATGATATCGTGTTGGTCCTGTATTTGCCCCTGGAAGACTCGGACGGATTCATATTGGGAGGGATGTAAATGGCGCAGGTTGGATGCCTTGGAGTGATCCCCTTCGTTGTGTCTGCCGACATGATCCAGACCATCAATAACGTTGCCTGGTCCGGCTCCGTGCGATATGGAGAACATCAGCGACACCTTTCCAGTACGCTTACAGAATTTACAGGCGTGAATCCGGATACGTTTTCCTTTGAAATGATACTTTCCGCTTATCTTGGCGTTGATCCAATGACCGCAATCGTTCAGCTTTGTCAGTATGAAAACAATGGAATTGCGGTGCCAGTGGTCATCGGAACTAGATCATATGGGAAGTATCGATGGACCGTGCAAAAGCATCAAATTAAAATGACTGACTATGATAAGAGCGGCAACCTCGCTATTGCTGCTGTATCAGTTGAATTACTGGAATACCTGAAAGAATGAGGTGCTCTATGAGATACACAGTCAGTGCTCAAAGCTCCGGAATCGTTCAAATTAACGAGACTGACACGGTAGCTTCTATCCTGCAAAATGTAGCAATAATCCTTGCCACCCGAAAAGGAAGCGTGCCGTTATATCGTAATTTCGGACTCTCTCAAGAATTCGTGGATAAACCGATTTCCGTTGCAAAGTCCATGCTTTATGCGGAAATCAAGGAGGCCGTAGAGGCGTATGAACCACGTGCGGAGATCGTTAATATTTCTTTTCAGGAGGACGCGGCAGCGTTAGGCCGGCTGATTCCAGTGGTGGAGGTGGAGATTGTCAATGAGTAGGAATGTTGAGTACCAATTTGTCAGCACAGATACGGAAACACTGATTGCGGACTTGGTGTCTGCATATGAAAAAATCACTGGCACCAGTGTGAAACCAGCCAGTCCCGAAAAGCTGTTTATTCAATGGGTCGCATCTATAATCCTCCAGGAACGTATCCTGAACAACTACACCGGCAATCAAAACATTCCCAGCAGGGCGGAAGGAGAAAATCTGGACGCCTTGGGAGAATTGTTCTTTGTTACAGAACGCCCGGAAGCGCAAAGTGCAGTGTGTACCGAACGGTTTTATATTTCAGCGACTCAAAGCACCGCCATTCTGATTCCATCCGGTACGAGGGTAACCGATACAAGTAATGCACTGGTATGGGAAACGGTTTCCGACGTATATGTCCCTATTGGCTCTCTCTATGTTGATGCACAGTTGAGGTGCCAAACACCAGGAGCAATAGGCAATGGATACGCGATCGGGCAGCTCAATAACCTAGTTGATTTGTTTGATTACTATGACCATTGCGAAAATATTACGGTCAGTGACGACGGCGCCGATGAAGCGACCGATGATGAATATTATGAATTGATGCGTGCCAGTACGGATGGATATAGCTGCGCCGGCGCCAAGGGCGGATATGTTTACTTTGCCAAACAGGTATCCACTGAAATTGCAGATGTTGTTGCCAACCGTCCCAGCGACGGCTGCGTAGCTCTGTATATCTTGATGGATGACGGATCCATAGCTACTACAGAAATCAAGAATGCCGTGTTGGCAGCTTGCAATCCGGATTATGTCCGTCCACTGACGGATCGAATTTCTGTCGCTGATCCTGAAACAGTAAATTACAATATCACTTTTACCTATTACATATCCCGTGACACTTCTATTAGCTCTACGGAGATTCAACAGTCTGTCGATGCAGCTGTAAAGGAGTATACAGTGTGGCAATGTGGAAAATTGGGCCGAGATATCAATCCGTCTTATTTGATCGGACTGTTGATGCAAACCGGGATCAAACGGGTGGAATTGACAAGCCCGTCCTTTATTGCGTTGCGGGACGGCGCGGATAACACTGTTCCTCAGGTTGCCGCAGTAAATACGATTGCGGTGACGGATGGAGGGCATGAGGATGAATAGCCAGCATGATATCTCAGTTGAAAATCTATTGGTTGTTCTTCCTGACGTGCTCCGGAACGATGAAAACATGCGAGCTTTAGCGACCTCAATTTCCAGTGTATTGGCAAAACGGACGGAAGAAATTCAAAGGCTGATGATATACTCCCGGATCAATGAGCTTCCGGAAGAATTGCTGGATATATTGGCCCATGATTTCAAAGTCGATTGGTGGGATGGAGATTACACGCTGGAGGAAAAGCGTAAGACGTTAAAAGAAAGTTGGCGTGTTCACCGAACCCTCGGTACAAAAGCAGCGGTAGAGACGGCAATTTCAGCTATTTATCCTGATACACAGGTAAGCGAGTGGTTTCAATACGGCGGTGCCCCTTATCATTTTAAACTGCTGATCGACGCCACATATGAAGATGTAGATCCTGAGAAGTATCGACGTGTTCTCGAAAAAGTGGACTACTACAAAAATTTACGTTCTGTGCTGGATGAAGTGGAATATTACGACTCAGGCGGCACGGCTGCTGTCTATGCGGCAGCCGCTTGCATCGGATGTGAAGTTGAAGATGGAGCAACGGCAGAGCATTATTAGACGGAGGTGTTTTTTCTATGGCAAATTGGATCGGCGTCGTCACAAACGTCGGTAATGCACTCTTTTCTCAATGGCTCGTTGGGACCAAACTAAATATTAGTAGCGCTGCAGCAGGTACAGGAACTGTTCCACCCGCAGCTTTGCTTGCGCAGACGGCTCTTGTAAATCAAAAGCAGGTAGCGAGCATAGTGTCTTACGAACGTATGGAAAAGGGAATTAAACTCAAAGTGCAAATCACTGCACCGCAAACTGGCTATTTTCTCAATCAGTTTGGCTTATGGGGAACTTTGGACAGCGGAACGCCAACGATGGTTGCTATTTTCCAGAACGAAGACAGCATTCCAATTCCCAATCATGCAGATTCCCCTGACTTTGTGTATACTTTCTACGGTATTATTGCCATGTCTAACACGGGAGATTTTTCGGTAACGGTTGATGCCAGTGCAGTAGTTTCGATGTCTACAATGACTGCAGCTATTTCTGAAGCTGTTGCAACGAAGCAAGAGGCAATTAAAACTGTCGGTGTATTAAAAGGACAGGGAAACGGTTCTGTGTCTGCAGCGCTCGCTGGAACAGACTATGTTACACCAAGCAACCTGAACAGCGCAGTAGAAACGCACAGCACTAATTCAGCTGCTCATAGAGATATCCGGCAAGCAGTTGAAACAGCACAGACGGCGGCAAACGACGCAAAGGCGGTTGCGAATGGAATCACTTTAGGGTCAATTTCCGGAATATTGCCGGTCAGCCGCGGGGGTACGGGAAAGACAAGCTGGGTTGCCAATCGTTTGGCTTATCCTTCGGGTAGCACGACGATGACGCAACTTCTTAATCCGACGACATCCGGTTCGTTTCTGCGTCAAAACACCAGCGGCGCTCCATTTTGGACAGGACCAGCCGATGTGCTTGGAGCAATCGGCGCCGTACCAGAAACACGCACAATAAATGGGAAGGCTCTAACAGGCAATATCACTTTGACCGCACCAGAGATGGGCGCTCCGTCTTTGGGGAATGACGGGAAAATCTCATTGGAGCAGATGCCCAATATTCCGCCTGCTGTCACTACATCGGGAAGTGGAAGTGCGTATACCGCTACGATTGATGGTATCACAGAAATTTCAAAAGGATTGCTTATCACAATTATCCCACACACATCGAGCACCAGCGTCAGTCCTACACTCAACCTCAACGGAATGGGCGCAAAGACGATCAAACGGCGATACAGCTATACCAATGATAGTATGGCAAGCGGACAAACCAGCAGCTGGCTTTATTCTGGCAGAACTCAATTGTTGCAGTATGACGGCGGTTATTGGATTGCCATTGGTGCCAATAAACCTTATGGTCCGGATATGTACGGTACAGTGGGAATTTCCAATGGCGGTACTGGGAAGACAAGCTGGACCAGCAATCGCTTGGTTTATGCTTCCACAAGTTCTACGTTAACACAGTTAGCGCCGCCAACTTCTGGAACAGGATATTTATCGCAGGGTGTAAGCGGTGCACCATCCTGGGTTTTTCCAGCTAATATGGAAGTTGGCAGAGCAGATTTTTCAACAGAATCTGCTTCTGCAACTGAGGCGGTTCATGCTTTGGATTCCGATAGTGTAAACGGATACACAATTGTCGTTTCTGATTCAGCACCAACCGATGTTGTGCCTGGGCGGATCACTCTTGTATATGAATAGGAGGATTTGCTCATGCCTTTATATTTGGATTCAAGCTCAACCAATCAAAAAATTTCTAAAATTTATATTGATTCTTCGGATAGTGTGCAAAAGGTAGTAAAAGAAGCGTGGCTGGCAGATGAAGCGGGTGTAAACCGAAAAATATTCAGTATGGGTATTCCTATTGGTCAGCTTCCTATTGGTAGTGTCGTAAAAGATATAAACACAAAATACAATGATGCAGTTATAAGGTTCATTGTAGGGTATAAGGATGTAAATGCCGTACGACTGATTACAGAACGAATTATTACCTTAAAGTGCTTTGACGCAAAGGAACCTACAAATCCAAACAGCCAGAGGAAAAGCTATGGAAATAACCGTTATAGCCAATCTAATATAGATCAATGGTTGAACAGTACTGCTACTGCTGGCACATGGTATAATGCACGCCATGAATACGATACACCTCCTGCAAGTGCAAACGTTAGCAGTAACTATTACGATCAACAGCCTGGGTTTTTAGTGGGCTTTTCAGAACCTCTTAAAAACATCCTTCAGGATGATACTGTTGTAATCGCTTTAAATACAGTCTCGGATGGAGGAGGGTCGGAAACAATCACTAGAAAGGTTCGCCTTATCACCAGGACAGAAGCAGGAAAAGGAAATGAAAATGGAATTGTTGAAGGGGCTCAATGGGAATATTTTAAAAGTTACCAAAACCGCCAAGCATTTCCTACATATGAAGCAGCTCAACAGTCTGAATATTCTGTATCGGCCTCCCAACCTTGGTGGTGGTTTTTGGCTACACCGTATATTGGGCGTGCAGGATCTGTTCGATTTATCTCGGAAAATGATGATCCGATTAGTTTCAAGAATGCTTATGACGGAAGTGGTGGGATTCGACCAGCAATATTTTTGTCGCCTACTACCTTAGTATTTCCGAAGCCAGATACGGACGGCGCATATATGTTGCAATTTTAAGAGGAACATAAATATGGATATAAAAAAGGATCTTTTGACAATTAATTCCTACAGCCGGCCCGGTACAAAGCTTAGCAAAGTTACCAAGATTGCAGTACACTACGTCGGCAATCCAGGAAGCACGGCACAGGCCAATCGGAACTATTTTGAATCGCTAAAGGAAGGAAAGTGCAACAGTAGCGGCCAGCTGATTTATGCATCATCCCACTATATCGTTGGATTGGATGGAGAGATTCTCCAGTGTATCCCGGAAATGGAGATCAGTTACGCGACGAACCAAGCCAACCTGTATAGCATCAGCATTGAGTGCTGCCACCCGGCGGCGGACGGCAAGTTTACAGTGGCCACAGAACGGGCGCTGGTTGTCCTCTGCGCCGATCTCTGCCAGCGGTACAAGCTCGATCCTCTGAAAGATATCATTCGTCATTACGATGTGACGAAAAAGGTGTGTCCAAAGTACTATGTTGATCATCCGGAGGCCTACGAGGATTTCAGGCAACGCGTGCGAAGCTTAATGGTTATTGAGATTGACACCACCATGGACGTCGTACGGCGGCACGGAGACTGCTACACGGTAGCTATGAAATGTGTAGACAAGCCGGTGATCTATCCCGGCACAGAAAAGGTTGTGACGGTCTGCCCACCCTACCCCTACGGCGGCGGCTGGCGGGCGAATATCGTTGCGATAAACCAGGCAGGGAGCAGCACGGGGATTTATACGCGCCTTCCGGATCAGGATAAGACGGACGGTGTACTGCGGTTTGAGTTTAAAATTACATAATAGGAGGATGGACTTATGAACGAACACACCATTATTGGAATCAAAGCAACTATTACTGCGGCCTGCGCCGCTATGTCTGCCTGGCTGGGTTGGTTTGGGTGGCTCGTCGTCGCTTGGGCTGCATGCATGGTCTTGGATTACCTCACCGGATCGGCGGCGGCATGCAGAGCCGGCGAATGGAGTAGCGCAATAGCAAGGGACGGACTGTGGCATAAAGCAGGAGCAATCGTTGCAGTCGCTGCATCTCTACTAACGGATATTTTAGTTGGTTTGGTTGTCAATCACATTCCTGCTATTTCTCTGCCGTTTGCATACACAGTGCTCTTCTGCCCAGTTGTAATCGTGTGGTATATTTTAACTGAATTAGGATCAATTGTCGAAAATGCCGGTAAGCTGGGCGCTCCCGTTCCGCCTTTTTTGGCGCGAGTAATTACCATTTGCAAGGGAAGCGTGGATGCTGCCGGAGATAAGATCTCAGAAGAAAAAGAGGATAAACAGGACTGACAACAACAGCGCCCTGCTTCGTGAGTGGAGCAGGGCGCTTTCGTTATTTTGGGGGTATTCATATGATTACTTTAAATGACAAGTGGATATTATTAGGCAATTGGGGGGATACGGATCTCGGATATGCAGGCGAAAACGAGGTGCGTATCATGCATATACAAATGCCCGAAGTTCTGTATAACGATTGGAGCATTGTTATAGACGTCAAATACGATAATACGAAAAAGAATATTTGGGCAACTGAAAAGAGCATAGACAATGGGAAACTGATTCTGTCAACTGTGATCAGAAAGGAGTATATTCCAAAAGAAGGAAATATCCATATTCAGGTTCGTGCGTCAAGCTCTGATGGCAGAGTTAAAAAATCGTCCTTACTTACCCTAAACATTAAAGATAGCATTAATGCCCCGGATATGGTTCCATTGCCACTTCCATCCGAGTTCTATGAATACGAACAGAATGTCATAAGTGCAAAATCTGCGGCTGAAATTGCAGCAAGTCGTGCTGGACTATCTGAACAGTCTGCGGAAAACTCGGTAGCAGAATGTGAACGCATTCTTGAAGAGGTAAAGGACAATAACACTTGGCGTGAATATGGACAAACACCTTGCAAATTTAATTTATCATTATTTGGAGAAGTAAAGTTAAAATCAGAAGGAGAATGTTCATATTGTATCTATTCCGATACGGTTAAGGACATGGCGAGCCAAGAACGAAATTATTATGGCAGCATTACGGAAGACACCAGCCGTGGTTACTATGAGTTTACGTTGGGCAGCAAAGCAACTGCCTGGTATAATGTGTACTTCAAAATGACTTTCTCTAAACTGGAAATAGGGAAGGCGTACAAGATTTATGTTGATACTACCGGGTTGCAGCCAGGCTCTACGACTGCAACCATGATGTATGGACAATTTCTTTTGGCTGAATTGATCAACGGTCAAAAGGGAAATCAAATCATGGCGCCAACGCGTATATCTTCAGCAGGGCTACATGGATTCGAGTTTGTGCCAACGACTGCTGATATTATCTTGGAGTACTATCCGGGCAATGTATTAGCAGAACTTGTTGCAGGTTACCAGTTCCGTTTTCGTGATTTATATGTAAACCGATCGGGTAGCGGGGATGAGCACACACCTATTTATGAAAAGAGGGGCATATTTAATGGCGAGACTATAATACAGGATGCAGTTTCCGGTTTGAATCTTGAATCGGTTCCGGTTTGCACTGTATGGTATTCTAAAGCACAATCTAACGTTTATACAGTCAACGGTATTCGCCCGGACGATACCGGGAACGTACTGCTCCAGAAACCTCCTTTATCGAGGCTGGAGGGTAAGATACTGGCCTGCTTTGGAGACAGTATTACAGGGAATTTTCAGCCGCCGGTGGACTATCCTTCCGTAATTGCAAAGCTGACCGGTATGCAGGTATATAACTTTGGGGTGGGCGGCTGCCGGATGTCTCAGCACCCGGATCAGTATTATGACGCCTTTAGCATGTACCGGCTGGCAGACGCCGTAACTACTGGAAATTTTGCGTTACAGGAAGCGGCGGTGGGGCATACCGCAAATTATGCAGCCGACCGCGTGACATCATTAAAATCTATTGACTGGACAAAAGTGGACTATGTTACCATTCTATTTGGAACAAACGATATTCAGGGAGGCGTGTCACTGGATATCGTAAATGATCCCAAAGATGTCACAACTTACCTGGGTGCTGCCCGGTACAGCCTGGAAGCGCTCTGGAACCGCTATCCGAATCTGCGGGTTTTGCTTTTGACTCCCATTTATCGCTACTGGGATAATGAACGTATTGATAGCGATGAAAAAATGTTTGGAAACAGGCACTTTTACGAATTTGGAAATGCGCTTCTTCAGTTGGCAAAGGATTACAAAACACCAGCGCTGGATTTATATTATACTTTGGGAATCAACAAATACAACCGGGGGCAGTATTTCTCAACTGGCGATGGGACACATCCAAATGATGCGGGCCGCGTGTTGTTGGGAGAAAAGGTCGCATGGAAGCTGCTGAGTGAGTTTTAATGTCATAAATTACCTCTAGCCCCCGGTGAATGTGGCAGTCTCTTCATGGGGACAAAGCGCTCGACCTCTTTATTGCCAAAATTGCAGGTTAGGGGCTCTTTTATATTTAATGACTATTACACAAAATCTTGATATAATAGGACACACCAAGATAAGTTTGGAAGGGAGTAGTGGTATGTCTAATACTGGAAAATTGTTTGAAGACCTTGTGTACAATATAGTTGTAAGCCAAGTCAATAAGGGGCAATTTTTACTATCTGACCCTAATGTACGTGTTTGCAGGAATGCAAAATACTACTCGAAAGATAGAGAGGCAAATATTGAGTGCGAAATATCCGTAGAAAAATATCTAATAGATCCAAGTACTAACACTGATGTGCGACCGTCTATTATTGTAATTATAGAATGCAAAGACTATTCAGGACCTATTCCAGTCAGTGATGTAGAAGAGTTTCATGCTAAGTTGCAGCAGATCGGTGCGGACAACACGAAAGGTATTATAATTATAAGATCGGGATACTATCAAAAGAGTGCTTTAAAGTATGCGCTATCAAAAGGGATTACCTTAGCAAGGATAATGCCTGAAAATCAAGTGAGCTATATTTTGTATAGAAGGGCAAACAGCTTTTCGAACGTTTTAGGTGCAAGCATGTTCCGAGCGCTCACTGAGCCGGGTTTTTGTTCAGATGATGGCGAGGAATTTTTTTCATTATCCGGAGAAAAGTGCTTATGTAGCCTTATTGATAATTTAATAAAATAAACAATTCTCCTGATCAGCTGTAACAGCCTATCAGGAGAATTGTTTATTTTACGTTATATTGAGTTTTAGTTGCCTTCCGCCCATAATTTCAAGGGTAGCTTCCGTATCCATAATCCACTGGTCTTTTTCTTTGCGCGACACGATCACCGGAATGGGGGCCAGTTTTCCATTTTATAGGATGCTTTTTAAAAGTTCCACCGCACTTTCTTCGGTGGGATCGTTTGTACCAAGCTCCCCGCGAAAAGCACGGGAGAGGATAGATTTTTTAATGAGGTCAATGTTGTCAAGCATAGAACAGAGTTCCTTTGCCTTTTGCTCTTTGGCAAAGAAGTCGTCAAGGATACGGACGATTTCGGTTTGCTCAACTAAAGGAGGTAGATATAGGGGATATGTTTCCATGAAATCTTTTGGTACACGTTGTTGCCCCACTGCGCCGCTCATAACTGCTTGTGCTTTATCCCTAAAAGTACGGTTACGTACAATGTAATATAAATATCGGTTATATAACTCTTTTTCGCACCTTAATACAAAAAATTCAGTTGATCCATAGCCAATGTCGTTTATTAATTTACCAATTATGGCCGACTTTCCGTTCTCCATACAAGGAGTAATTTTCGCAAATACAACGTCACCTTCTGAAAAATTTGTAAATCCAGTACGAACGTCTTTCAGCTTTCGCTTTTGCGGTGCCACTATTGCTCCGTGGATTTCGGACAATGAAGCCATTGGAAAAAAAGAGACATCAAGACTGTCAGGCAGATCTTTTGTATTGGCTTTTTTGGGGTTGACAGTACAAACTTGGCGCAATTCAAATTTTTTCCATGTTTCTATATCCACATCGTTTTCCCTGCGCCATTTGGTAGTCAGCTCGCCAGTAAAGGCTTTATGGAGAATGGCGGCCTTACGGGTTTCAAAACTGTCTAGTGCTGCCTGTGCCTTTTCCTTGACCTCGTCCAGCTTGGAAAATAGTCTTTCGATACGGCCAACGATACGTTGTTGCTCGGCAAGGGGAGGTAGTGGTATAGGATAATTTTGAACGTACTTTGGCTGTGCTCTCATCAAAGATCCACCAACACCAGATACATTTGAAAGCATAAATTCTCTAAAATACTTTGATTGGTAACACCACATTAAATAGTCTGGACTAATCTGGGGCGCACGAATTATAATCCATTCTGATGATGCCAAAAGAATATTTTCTGTATGCTTGGACACTTTCCATACGCGGTTAATTCGAGGATTGATTTTGCACAACAAAATATCGTTCTTCTCTACCAGTTGTTTCGTTGAGCCAATTTCGCTTCCATATACAATTTCAGGGGAATTTTCTGCACTGCTTGGAACACTGTATAATTCAAATGTTGAATCTGGTGACTGTATTGGATTAATTGAAGTACCTCGATATTTATTTATTGCTACAACTCTCGTCCAACACCAATTCCCCGGCACAGGATATGGTTGCTCTGCCTCTGGCACCAACGCCTGTTCCAGCCGTTCCTCCAATGTGAGGTCATCTGCTTTTTTTGCTTTTGCCATTACTCTACCTCCAATGCTCGCAGCTCTTTCACCACGCTCATCAGAAGGTCAACGGCTTCTTCCAGCTGTGCAATGGCTTCTTCCGCACTGTCAGCAGGGTCGGGGAGGTCGTTATAGTCCAAAACGCTGTCGTCCCGAATCAAACCGAGATCAAGGCTGTTGCTCTTGGCGGCAATCTCCTCGCGCGTGAAACAGTTCCAGCGTTCATCCTGTACCGTGTGACGGTCATCCGAGCGGTAAGCCGCCTCAAAGCTCGTAAAATGTTCCGTTTTTAGTGGATTTGTCTTGCCGAAGGAAGGCATATTGGTGCGCAAATCATAGAACCAGACCTCTTTTGTATTGCCCTTATCCGCCGCTCCGCGCGTGAAAAACAGCACATTGGTTTTTACGCCCTGCGCATAAAAAATTCCGGTGGGCAGACGCAACACCGTATGCAGATTGCATTTTTCCATCAAGTCCTCACGGATCTTCTCTCCATCACCGTCGGCAAACAAGACGTTATCTGGTAGCACCACAGCGGCGCGCGATTTCCCATTTGGTTTCAAGCTTCGATAAATGTGTTGCAAGAAATTAAGCTGCTTATTGCTGGTGGGGTAGGTAAAGTCGTCACGGGTAGCTCGCTCACCGCCCTTCTTAGTACCGAAAGGCGGATTGGTCAGCACCACATCAAATCCGCTCATTTGCTTACCGAAGTTGGAGAGGGTATCACCCAGCAAAATTTGTCCGTCAATATCATGGAGCATGGCGTTCATCAAAGCGAGACGGTGGGTTTCGTGCACCAGCTCACATCCGGTGAAGGCCGCTTCTCGCTGAAATTTGGCGGTATCGGCATCCAAATCGAAAAGCTGATCAGTGTGTTCTTTAATATAGCGGTCGGCGGCGATCATAAAGCCAAACGTGCCGCAGGCAGGGTCGTTGCATTTTTCTCCGGCCTGTGGGTCAACAAGGCGGGTCATTACATCGATCAGTACGCGAGGCGTAAAATACTGTCCGGCGCCAGACTTCTTTTCATTGGCATTCTTTTCAAGCAATCCTTCATAGAGATTGCCCAACCCCTCTTCCCGGGCGGAATACCAGTCCAGAGAATCGATGGTGGCAATGATTTTTTCAAGGTTTTTCGGTTCTTCGATGTTGGAGGAAGCCCCTTGGTAAATCTCCCGGACACGTCCGGTGCATTGCTCACCCAGGTGGTTAAGCAGTTCTTTGTAAAAATGTTTCAACTCCGTACCGCTTAAAGCAGTCAGTTTATTCCAGCGATAATCCTCTGGAATGTGCTCTTCGGTACCTGTTTCTTTTGCCATTTTTAAAAAAAGAATATACGTGAGTTCGGTGACATATTGGTGGTAGGTAATCCCATCATCCCGCAGTACGTTACATAAGTTCCATAGTTTTGATACGATTTCTTGGGTTGTCATGCAGTTTTTCCTCCGTCGTCGTATAGATATTCATTGAGTTCTATTACAATGCTCTCTAATTTATTATGAAACACTTTGTTTATCTTTGAAAAACCGCCCTGCGATTTGAAACGTCCGTCCTCGTCAAACACAGATATATTTAGAACAGATTCCTCCATTAGGTACTTTTCCATGCGACCAATCCAGCCCATCTCCATTTTGGAAAAAGAGTGCGATTTTTTTAACCTGTCTACTGCGCGGCGAATGCGGGCTTCGTGGCTTAGAAGTGTGGAACCGATGGCATACCGGCGAATCAAACTGATAATGTCCGCAGCAATTTCTTCGTTGGTAAGCTCAGAGAGCGCGGTATTCAGCTGCTGGGCAGTAAAGCCCTCCCGGTCTAATGAGAGCCGCAAAGTTTTAAGCGTGTCCCGTGTCAGCTCCTTAGGGCGGGTGCAGACGATGCTTAAAGCGGCAATCTCGTTCATGTTGTTTTTTACGTAGTCGGCAAACGCATCCAGATAATCTTCTGGCTTGTTGCCTTTCCCATATCCGCGCTCATGGCTGATGAGGCGGTCTTCTTTGTCGGAAATCACTACGGGGCGGCGGCCATTGGTGTGTATCTCATCCAATAGGGCAAAGAGCATGTCACCGTTTAAGAGGTGGGTTTTGGCATCTTCGGGGCTGCGTTCCAGCACGTCACCAATAAACTGTGTTGGGTCAAGCCCTCCGGACAAATCTATAAAGTGCTCCATTGCCTTTGCGTCCATATCGCGCTTTTTGCGCTGTATCTTGGCAAGTATCTGGTTGATTTGATATTGGACCTGCTGTGGTTCCTACATCGTTTCCAGACCGTTCAGAAGTTGCTCAAAGGTAGCAGAGGGATTTACGACAACGGGTTTCATAGTATTCAGTTTGTCCAAGTCCTCATACACGCCCACCGCATCGTAAATCTCGAAATGGGTCTTATGTATATCCGGACAGAGACGGGTGGCACGCCCCAGCATCTGCTCGTACAGGATACGGGATTTTACCTTGCGCATAAACACAAGGCTTGTGATTTCCGGCACGTCGATACCGGTCGTCAATAAATCCACCGTCACAGCGATGCTGGGAAATCGTTCATTTTTAAAACGTTTGATTGCTTCCAGTACCTTTTTCTTGTTGCCGCCGCCCACACTGCCGGTGATTTTCATAATGGCGTCGTTATCGACGCCGCGTTCAGTGTATAACTCTTTTAAGATCTTTACAATCAAATCCGCATGCTGGTCGTCCACGGCATAAATCAAGGTTTTACCTTGTTCCGGCGATTCAGGGTCGATATCTTGGGAAATTTCTTCCAGTATTGCTCGGTTAAACGGCTCGGTGATAACCTGTCGGTTAAATGTTTCTACATCAAACTGTAATTCGTCCTCAAGCGCATCGCTGTTGGTTATTTCACCTGTTACCGGATCGTAGATGGCCAATGTTTCGCCTTTGGTGTAGTGAATGCCATTTTTACTGAGGTCTGTTCCCAAAAGATGAGGCGCATCGTGATCCACCAAATAGCCTTCGATGACTGCTTCCCGGTAAGAATAGGTGAATACCGGACGGCCAAAAATCTCCGTTGTGTGCTTGGCAGGAGTTGCGGTAAGGGCGATCTTGACGGCATCAAAATAGTCAATTACCGTACGGTATTTACTGACATAATCCCGCTGGTCACGATACAAAAGTTCATCTTCACCCATTTCTTTATCCAATATGTAGCCACGGTGCGCTTCGTCAATGATAATTAGGTCATAATCCGTTACGGCGGGCATGCTTTCTTCATCGTTATACAGGAGGCGCTTGACCATTCCCTGTACGGTACTTATTTGAACGCGGGTTTCCGGATCTATGGATTTTTCATCCAGACCTTTAATGTTATATATGTCGTCCAGCGTCATCAATTCTTCCAGCTTAACTTCTTTGAAAACATCCTGCGCTTGTTCACCCAAGGCAGTTCGGTCGACCAAGAAAAGGATTCGACGGAAACGCCCCGTTTTTAGGAAACGATAGATCATTCCTAAAATGGTTCTGGTTTTGCCGGTACCGGTTGCCATGGCGAGCAAAGCCGTGTTTTGTCCATCTATAATTGCCTGTTCAACGGCACGGATTGCCTTTAGCTGGTATTCACGCAAATTCAGTCCGTCTTTATCACGCAATAAATCGTAGGGCGCTGCTTGGAGCGTTTGATTTGCGCTTGCAATGTCTTTTTTTAATAGTTCCATCATGCCGGAAGGGCTGATCCAGCCTTGCAACGCTCTGGGGGAATTTGACGGCTGACGCAGATCAAGAAACCATATACCGGACTTTGTTTCCAACTGCTTCAAATAGGGTCTGCCGTTGGTAGCAAATGTAAAGGGAACTTTGTAAGCTCCCCATGTGCCAATTAGATAATTTGTATCCTCTTCCCGGATGCAGCGGGGGTAATCCTTGCCTTGATAATCAATGACCGATGGAATGTCCTTGTGTTCGGCTTTGGCTTCAATGATACCCACCAGTTTCGTGTCAATGAATAAGGCGTAATCGGCAAATCCCTTCGCTCCCAGTTTTGATTTTGTTGGCCACTCGGCAATGGCAAGGTTCCGCCCCTTCGTCGGGCGGGTCCCCTTGGAATAACGAAGATGGATTGTATCTGCCTCCCAGCCAACTTTCCGCAATTGTTCATCTATTAAATATCTTGTTTCGGCCTCTGATTTTTGCCGCTGGCTGGCAGCCTTGCTGGCGCGTGCCTTACGATCAGTTTGAGAAACCGACGGGGCAGAAGCCGCTTGCGCTTCGGCTTGTTTTAGCAGCAATTTTTCTTGCTCGTCTATGGTTTTGGTGTCCGGGAGATTTGTTTCCGGCGCTTGCCGCGGCAACGTAAAAGGCTGATTTTGATAATTCCAATCGCCGTAAGTTTGCATAAACCATTCGCAAAGGCTGTGCGCCATTTGCAACAGGGTCTTTCCGTCTTCGATAGACGCATAGTTTTCATGTACCGCACGGTTGCGTGCTTTTCGCAAAGCGTGAAGAACATCTATGATATCTCGTGTAAGTAAGCCTTCGTTACTTAAACGGTTAATGCGGGCAATGGCTGTATTTTCTGTAGGTAATGATATTTTATCGTAGGTGAACATAAGGTTTGCAATTGTTTCGCCTACCATTCCCAGCTTCATCAGGCAGGAATTAGGATCTGAATAAAGATAGGCTTCTGCTGTTTTCCCCAGCTGAGATAAAACTGGAAACTCCTGATCCATAAAGCTGAAATTACTTCCCATCTTTTAATCCTCCTCTAAAAGATTGAATAATCCATTTACTAGCTTTTAAGTATTGCATGAAATAACCCATATTTTCCCCAACGGGCGGCCCCTGAAATTTTTATGTACTCACGTGAAATCTGAACTTAGCACATAGTAAGTTGCCATGGCTCTGTCAGTCCCTTTGCAGTAACATAATCCTAGAGATATCACCATATTCCACCATTTTCTTCATTATAATTCATTAATGCGAGCAATACAAGCAGAGTATGGAAAAGCTGTCAAAGACAAAACCTCGGTGGCCATTTGTAGCCTCAAGAGATTAATCAAATAGGGTGTTTTCTGCTACCATAAATGTACCGAAAAACAATCCGATATCAAGCGATAAATGCGATTTAAAAAAATGATAAAATAATTGCTTATGATAAAAATATTTGGTATAGTTAATACAAAGATTATTTAAAGATTTACGTTTTAATGAGTAAGCATTTATTAAGTTATCTGGCAGGGAAATCAACAGAATGAGGTGGCAATTGTGGGGCAAGGGAAAGAGAATATTTATCTGCGCATAGAAATGATGACGGTGGTCAATTATGCACTGCAGCAAAATTCTGTGCCGGTAATCCAGGAAATTAAAATTGAAAACGCTACAAAACAAGACATTACTGATGTTACAATTCAGGTACAAAGCAGTCCAGCTATTGTATGTCCTTTTGCTTTAAATATAGCTGCGCTTTCAGCAGGAGAATCTTATTCTATTAGGGAGCCTTCGCTTGTATTAGACGGCGCGTATTTAGCGGGATTAACAGAGCGTATCAACGTAATATTGCAAATTTTTGTAAAAAAAGAGTCAAATACTTTAGCTTCCTTTGAAAGGTCTCTGACAGTTCTGGCTTTTGACGAGTGGCCGGGAATAACGGTTCTCCCGGAACTCCTGACTGCATTTATCTTACCAAACCATTCGGAAGTAGTACAAATAAATGCGAAAGCGGCAAAATTTTTGGAACAGTGGAGTGGAGATCCTTCCTTAGATGCATATCAGTCTCGCGACCCCAACCGAGCCCGGTTGCAGGCAGCCGCCATATACGGTGCTTTGCAGGCGCAAAATATTGTATATTCGGTTCCGCCAGCCAGTTTTGAAGCAATTGGCCAACGTATACGATTATGCGATGCTGTTATGCAGCAAAAGATGGGGACCTGTATGGACTTAACGTTACTCTATGCCGCCTGTTTGGAGGCCGCTGGATTGCATCCGTTGCTTCTATTGCAGCCGGGCCATATTTTTGCAGGCGTATGGTTGGAGGACTTAACGTTTCCGGAGGCAATACAGGATGATCCTTCTCTAATAACAAAGCGTTTGGCGGACGGTGTCAACGAAATTGCTGTTGTGGAATGTACCGCGTTTACAGCTGGCAAAGGGTTAAGCTTTGAACAGGCATCTTCTGCTGCGGAACAGAAACTGACGGGAGGGTCGTTGGACTGCCTGATTGATGTTTTTCGTGCAAGATTAAGTGGAATTCACCCTCTACCTTTGCGCGTTTTGGATGGAAATCAATGGACGATTGCTCGTGATGAAGTAGATATTGAAAAGATTACAAAGGCTCCTGCGTCAAAGATCGAAACCGTTCGCGTTTTGGAAGGCCATCCAGAGAATGCTGGAAAAATGGCGCAGTGGGAACGAAAATTGCTTGACTTAGGAATGCGGAATACATTGCTAAATCTCCGTCTTACGCGAACGGTTATTCCAATTCTGTCTCCGTCTCTCCGCGATTTAGTGGAGGCACTGGTGGATCGAGGCGAATTTGGTATTGCGTCGCGTCCGGATGAATGGTCTGTCCGTGAGGAAGATCAAAAGGATCCGGAAAAGCTCGTGTGTACAAGCAATATACATCATTTAATTAAGTGTGAATTTCATAATATGCGATTGCGTACGTCTCTCAGCGAAGGGGAATTGGCCCGGTCTGTCATCCATTTATACCGTTCCGCTAGAACCGCTTTGGAGGAAAACGGGGCAAATACGCTGTATTTAGCCATAGGTTTGCTGCGATGGTATGAAACGAAAACAAGTCAAACAGCGAGATATGCGCCGGTCGTGTTGTTGCCAGTGGAGATTGTCCGGAAATCTGCCTTGAAAGGCTATGTAATCCGCTCCCGAAGTGATGAGGAACCACAGATAAACGTTACACTTTTGGAGAAGCTCAAACAAGATTTTGAAATTACCATTAGCGGGTTGGACCCATTGCCGCAGGATGAAAACGGCTTAGATATTCGGCTTATTTTGGTCAGGATGCGTAGGGCAATTATGGATCAACGCGGATGGGATGTTCTGGAAACAGCAGTTCTTGGAGTTTTCTCTTTTTCCCAGTTTGTAATGTGGAATGATATACGTAATCGTGCGGAAGATTTGCAAAAAAATAGACTTGTGCGCAGTTTAATGGATGGAAAACTGGCGTGGATGCCACCGGCAATGCAATTGGGAGCATGCGTTCCGGAAGAAGGTGTTTTGTTGCCTATTCCAGCGGATGCATCCCAGCTTTATGCTATCGAAGCGGCGGCCCGTGGAGAGAGTTTTGTATTGCATGGCCCGCCAGGCACAGGCAAATCCCAGACAATTACGGCCATGATAGCCAATGCGGTTGCACAGGGTAAGACGGTTCTTTTTGTTGCAGAAAAAATGGCGGCTCTATCGGTTGTACAGCGCCGGTTAGAAGAAATAGGCATTGGACCGTTTTGCTTGGAATTACATTCTAATAAGTCTCAAAAGCATGCTGTATTGGAGCAACTGCGTATGGCAACAGAAATCGCCAATCGAAATGAATCCGCGAACTATAAAGAACAAGCGGAGCAAGCAGCGCAAATGCGTAAGGAGTTGGATGCGTACGCGCGTTCTCTACATCAAAAGAGAGCGTCGGGCCTATCTCTTTTTGAGATGATCAGTGGCTATGAAAAATGCCGGCTTGCGCCGGATACCGTTCATTTCTCCGATGAATTTGCCTTTTCAGCTAATTGCTCTGTGTTGGCTAAGTATAAACTGTTGATTGGTCAGCTTATCGCTGCTGGCAAGGCGATTGGACATCCATATGGAAACCCGTTGCGTTTGATTCCTTTATCCGTTTATACGCAGCAGTTGCACTTCGGTTTGCCTAACGCGCTGATTTCTTACCGATCTGCTTTAGAGCAGCTTGAAGAGGCAGGGACGCAGTTTTCAGAAGCTTTGGATCGGAAGGTACCGGATAGTTTGGAAGAGTGGAAACAACTTTATCAGATAGCCGAAGCGTTAATGAAATGGATTTTCATTCCAAGAGCTTGGGCAAAGGATGAAACCTTTTCTTATTCCATGCAGAAGATGAGAGAAATGTCACGGCATTACCAAAAGGCACGCGAACTTTCCGATGATTTAAACGGTTCGTGGAACAAAGAGTTTTTAAAACAAGATGGCGAAGCTTTACTTACACAATGGCGGCAAATTTCTAGTCAATGGTTTTTAACAAAGGCGTTAGGTCAAAACAAAATAGAGAGTCAACTTTCGCCGTTTGCCCGCAGAATTGTAAATAAAACGTTGTTGGAACGGGACCTAGAACGATTGGTCAATTATCAAAAGGAGCAGTCTGCTGCCAATGAGTTGTTTACGTTCTATAAAGAGTATTTGGAGCCAGTTTTTAAGGGCGAAGATACGGACTGGAAACAACTCGAAACACAAATTGAACAGGCATTGCACGATGCGTCTGAGTTAGCTGAATTGACTGGTGGAGAGGAAATGCGTCTCCGTTTTGCTGCCCGAAAAGAACTTCAGGGCACAATCGGGCAAATGATAGAATCTTATTCTGTTATGCAAGACGCCAAATCCTCGCTGTACTCCCTGCTGGAGGTATATGACGGAGAATGGGGGCCAGCTGATTGGTTACATGGGCAATTGCAATTTTGTAATCAGATGGAAAAACATATTGAGATGCTGCGTGATTGGATTTTATGGAATCGCACCTGCCAGGAAATAGAAAAAGAGGGACTTGGACCGTTGGTGAGAGCTTATGAAAATGGGCTGGAACATGAAAATGTTGAAAGTGCTTGTTTTCGAGGCATTTATAAAGCGTTAATTGAGCATACCATTGACGAGGATCCTGCACTGTTGCGGTTTTCCGGCGCGATGTTCAATGAAAAGATTCAGCAATTTAAACAAATGGATCAAAAATTGCAGAAATTGGCGAAGGTTGAAATATACAACCAATTGACAGCCAAGATGCCTCATTTTGAGCTGGAGGCAGTGCAAAGTTCGGAAGTGGGTATACTGCAAAGAGCCATTCGCAGTGGTGGCCGAGGAATCAGTATCCGACGGTTGTTTGAACAAATTCCTGAACTTTTGACTAGATTGTGTCCCTGCATGCTTATGAGTCCTATTTCAGCGGCGCAATACTTGAATCCGAAATGTAAGCCTTTTGATATTGTGGTGTTTGACGAAGCTTCTCAAATGCCAACTTGCAAAGCAGTAGGAGCGATCGCCAGGGGGAAGAGTGCGGTGATTGTGGGTGATCCCAAACAGATGCCACCGACCAGTTTTTTCTCCGGCAATACAGTAGATGAAGATAATTTACAGCAAGAAGATTTGGAAAGCATTCTGGATGATTGCCTGGCGATCCAATTGCCGCAGGCGTATTTGCTCTGGCACTATCGAAGCCATCATGAAAGCCTGATCTCTTTTAGTAATAGTCAATTTTATGAGAACAAACTTTATACGTTTCCATCGGCGGATGATTTGGCATCCAAAGTTTCGTTAGTGCATGTAGAAGGCTTTTTTGATCGGGGAAAAACAAGACAAAATAAAGCAGAAGCGAAAGCGGTCATCCATGAGTTACAAAGGCGTTGCCACAATCCAGTTTTTGCAAACCAGAGTGTGGGCGTTGTAACGTTTAATATAACACAACAGAGTCTGATCGAAGATCTTTTGACAGATGCTTGTAAAGAAGATGCGGATTTAGAAGATTGGGCATACAACCGGCCTGAGCCACTGTTTATAAAAAATCTGGAGAATGTACAGGGTGATGAGCGGGACGTTGTATTGTTTTCTGTGGGATATGGTCCTGATGAGCAAGGCCGTATTACTATGAATTTTGGACCGCTCAATCGGGACGGCGGTTGGTGCAGGTTAAACGTAGCTGTTTCCCGAGCGCGGGAAGAAATGATAGTGTTTTCTACTATCACTGCGGAGCAGATCAATTTATCCAGGTGCGGCGGGGCAGGTGTAGCTGCCTTAAAAGCATTTTTAAGGTATGCCAACGGTGAGCGAATCGCGGAACAAAAAGAGACAGGACAGGAGCATACGATTCGTAATGGGATTGCGGACATGCTTTGTTGTAAGCTGACCGATGAGGGATATGAAACCCGGACAATGATTGGCCGTTCCGACTTTCGGATAGATGTAGGTGTTGTGGATCCAAGTCAGCCGAAACAATATTTGCTGGGTATTTTGTTAGACGGCCCTATGTACGGCGCAGCTAAAACAACGCGTGACCGTGAAATTGCTCGAGCGGATGTATTAAAAAAGCTGGGGTGGGAGCTTCATCGCATTTGGTCAATAGATTGGTGGATCAACAGTCAAAAAGAATTTGATCGTTTACTGGAACATATAAAGCAAACCGTTGAGAGTCGTAAAAAGCTCCAAGCGGATCCAGAGTACAACCTGTCCGTTAAATCAAGTAAGCGCTTGGTGGCAGATAGCTGCGCGCAGTATGCACCATGTGTCCAGGAATCATGTATTTTACTTTATGAAGCCGCCTCGTTGGCGAAAGAGACGCTCTCTTCCGACGCTTTTTTATTGCCGCAGTATGATAATCGAATTAAAGAGGCGTTTGAACAAGTCCTGAGTGTAGAGGCTCCTATTAGAGAAAGTTTACTAATCCGGCGCGTTCTGCAAAGTTTTGGATTTGGAAGGACTGGCGCCCGGCTGCAGGAACGGGCAGAGATTTTGTTGAAGCAGATGGGTCTTTCCTATACAATGCAGCGAGGCGAAAAATTTTACTGGCGCAATGACCAGAACCCCGATACATATTCAGAATTCCGTCAATCTGGTATAGGAAATCACAAGCGAGACGCGCAGGATCTACCTGTAGAAGAAGTGTCGAATGCGGTTTGCAGGGTTTTGCAGGATAAGGTTGGTCTGCAAAAAGAGGACCTTATTCGTGAAACTGCAAGGCTGCTAGGCTATGCGAGATCGGGTAATGTTGTCGTTGAAGTTGTGACCTACGGAATAAAACATGCCTTAAAGACAAGTAAAATACTTGTAGACGACACAGCCCATTTGTATAACTTAAAACAAAATAGATAATTATCTTGCAGTTCGTTCTCACTTTATTCTTTATCTTTTACTGAAGATATTGCATAGGGCCTACATTGAATCATCATTCTAAGGAAGTAAGCCGGTCAACTGGCACAAGGATTCAAATCCCTTTACCCTCCGACAAAAGCCGCATGGTTAAGCCGTTTTCGGACAACCATGCGACTTTTTTATTGCTTTCAGGCAGGTTCAACAAAAACAGCGCGAAGCTATCCGGAAATGGATAGTTGCGCCACGATTGACAGATTCCAGTTTCGGGTGCAAAATATTTTATAATGTAAAGAAAATCTAATCGAACTCATCTAAAATATCGAGGAGTTCAGAACCATGCAGTGATGGGGAGAAGATCGTCGGGAAGCTTCTGAGCGAGTGTAATGGCAAAAATAAAAGCGCAGCTATTCATTGCGGACGGCTGTATTAAAATTTTAGCCATTCCCACTCTATTCCCACTTTATGTTCAAAGTATTGCATAAAGCCACAAAATAAATCACCCCTGCTAAGGGAGTAGGTCGGGCAACTGGCGCAAGGGTTCAAATCCCTTCTTCTCCGCCAAAAGCCGCATGGTTAAGCCGTTTTTCGGACAACCATGCGGCTTTTTTGTTATGCAAAAGTACGCGGTTTGTGGCACTGCCGCGTGCAAAAAATGAAGCTATTACACACCTATTACACACAGGATTTAAAGCTGATCCACAGCTTTTAAGAGTTCTTCCAAAGGAGTATGAATGTAGTTCTCGTAGGTGGTTTCAAAATCAGCGTGCCCGCCCGCTTCTGCAATCACCGCTGGGGCAATGGTGCTCTTGCTTGCGAGGCGCGTGAAATAGGTATGCCGGCAAGTGTAGGGAACAAGGTGCCGGACGCCTACACGCTCTACAGTCTCCCAATAGGCAGCATAGAAATTGTCTTCATTCATTTCAAGTAGCTTGCGGCGTCGGGAATGCATGAGTTCCCGGATGATGGGGACGATCTTTGTGGCGATCGGGATTCTTCGGTTTGTGCCTGCTTCGGTTTTGTTTCCTCCGATCATATACCGTTCATCCAGATAAATGTTTTTTAAAAGGATGTCGAAGAGTTCTCCCGGGCGCATACCGGTATATAGAAGAATCAGTATGTATCCGGTAAAAGGGTGCAGCCTCTGGCCGATGTCGTTGAGCTCATTAAAGTCTTTCCAAAAACGCTGCACTTCCAGATCGTCAAACGCTTCTCGCTGTTTCTTTTTTAACTCAGGAAGTTCCAGATTCTCTGTTTTATTATAGGTGCAGATTTCTTTTTTCATCGCCAGTTTGTACAGGTGCGAAAGCATGTCTCGCATATCCCTGGCGGGGTAATAGGTATTCGTCATTCTATTGATAACGGTTTGCATATCATCCACACCGGTTTCGGAAATTGGCTTCCGATGCAGGGCGGCCAGTCGCTTCCAGGCATACCCAAGCTTGTCCTTCTGCGATTTGCTGAGCTTTTGGTATTTGCGCGATTCCAGAAACTCGTTGTGCAATTGTTCAAAGGTGATACCTGCTTTGTCGCTTGTGCCCGCCAAAGTAGGGAGGTAGTCCACCGCATCCTTTTTCCTTTCAAAGGTTTTGGTGGCCTTCTTCCGATGAAGATTTCCGTCGTCTCCTATGTAGTAGTAAAGCGTGACTTCGGCAACGTACTTCTTACCGCGCTGATATACGGTTCCGGTACCGTTCCCCCTGGACTTAGGTTTGCGCTCCCTGGCAGCGAGACCCCGCAGTAAAGGCAATATGCAGAACTGTCGGGAATCTCCTTTCCGCATTTTTTGTTTTTACAAATCACGTTGTACCTCCTTGGAAAAGGGCGCAAAAAAGCAGCCCCTTGATTCAAAGGGCTGTGCATGGTACAATATGACTGCGAAATCTTATCGTACCGGCAGCCCGATCGGGTTTGTTGGTCAGCCGCTTCATCCTGTTGGCGCAGGGTGGGGCGGCTTTTTTATTTTGCTGGGTGAAACTTTTTGACATTTTCCAAATATTAGGTAATAATTCGCTAAATTGGTAAATATTACATGTCCGTAAAATTGCATCTCAATCGTTGTAGGGGTAGAAGGGGATTTGTTTAATCCACAATGCCCTGAAACTTCAACGAAGGGGATGAACAATATATGCGGTCAGAATTACCAAAAATTAACATGTCGCCTTTTACCTCGCCCAATCGTTACATTTATAGAGGGATATTTAAATTTAACCTACAGGTTCCCACGGAGCCTGTCTTGTGCGGACTGGGGGCTATTACAATGCGGATAATTTGCATTTCCACAATAGGTCGTAGTTAGTTTATTCAATCCATAAGCTTGCATGGAACCTGACTTTAAAAATACGGGGAATGAGAGGGCTGCACAATGAATGAATTAGAGTTTAAGCAACATATTACCGAAATGGTGAATCACATACATAAAATTAGCAGCTTGGAAAGAATATTGAATCTTATTCTATATTTGATAACAAAAGAATAAACTGGGGCCGGAGAAATCCGGCCTTATTTTTTTTGTCTTAAAGATTCTGCAACGTCGCAAATTACTTTATAAATGACCTGCCATTCATCGTCTCCCAGCTTTGCCAAAGCTTTAAAAAGCGCCTTTGCTGTTTCGTTGCTGCCGGCCATGATGCGGTCAAACATCGCAGTTGTATCCGCTTCATCGGAAAGAAATGTGTCTCCGATGCCTTTTGTGAGCCATAAAAAAGAGACGTTAAATTCTCGGCTAATAGATTTTAAAGATTGTTCAGAGAAATTTCGTCTTCCATTTTCCCATGCACAGACTGATGATCTTGTAACACCTATTCTATCTCCGAATTCTTCTTGGCTTAGGTTTAGCCTTTGTCTTACTTCAATTACACGATCTTTTATAGATTGCTCCAATGGTTACACCACCTTTTACTAACATCATATACTATGTTGTAAGCTATGTCAACATTTAAGTAAAAAAAGTTGTTCACAATGTAATCTTAGTATACTATAATGTAAGCGTAGTAAACAGAAGGGGGTGACATAGAATGGCGAGCATTGAACTCATGACTAAGGTCGCAGTGAAATTTGCTGGAATGCCGAAAGAGGGGCAAGATACAGCGGAAATCTTATTGTGCGGAATGAAACTTATGTACGATGCCTTGAAGGATAAGCTTCCTCCGGATCCCAGCCCGCCCGAAAAGAAACCTGCATAGAAAAAGCTGCCCGAAGGCGTCAAGGAGATGGTGAAAATATACGAGTTTGAAATTGCCAGATTAGTTTTGGCTGTCACAGCTATTATTCTTTCTGTTGCAACAATTGCTTTACGTCGGAGAATATAGGAACTTCTATTTCCTTCTGAAGGTTTCCTCTATTGGTATATATGAAAATAATTATCTTTTGATATGGAAGTAAAAAGGATTCAGATGTTGTACTCAATTTAAAAAGATTACCACTTGCTTCTAACCCTTGGAGCGAAAGAGGAAAGGAAGTCGATCGAATGATTCTTTGATTCAGAAGTTCGGTACCTTTATGATTATTAATTTCCATTATAATTTTGGAATCGTATTCAACATTGTGTGTAACCGACCCATCTGATATAGCTAACTTTGTAATAGAAATTGGTAACTGTGACTTATTGGATATTGTAAAACGTAACGCATATGCTGAGTTTTTATCATTGAGATTTAAGGGGTAAATTTTGTCAAGGAATATATCTACCTTTTTTCTGTTCGAAATTACACTGTATACAAAATTATAAACTGACAAAGCAAATGCTGCGATTGTTAAAATATTTAAAAATAAGTTCATGTTTTTTATCTCCTCTCATCAAAATTTTACCACTCAAAAGAGGTCGATGCAATGATGAAATCTTGCAAAGTAAAAAAGCCGCCCGAAGGCGGCGAGGGGGTGAACATAGTTGGACTCGTCATATTTAAGCCAGCTCAAAGATGAGCTCGCAGACGCATACAAAAGGTATTCAAACTCCAATAAGGTTGGACGTGGAGAGGTGGCACATCAAATTCGGCAGATAAAGCGAGATATTCGGTGTAATTCTATGAAATCGGGAGATACGTAATTTTTATGTAAACTCAAAGTTGCACAAAGTTTTGAGAAGTGATTTTTAGCCGAAAAGTTTATTCTTGGGAAATAAAAATTGTCCCATATCAAATTTGAGAAAGTAAAGCAAACGCGAGACAATTGAAAAGTAAATGAGGTGAATAAAATTGACTAAAGAAGAAATTATGGCGTCTGAAAAAGACCCATTGACCCCGGCAGATATAGCCCCAATTCTTGGTTGCGATCCGCAGCTTATTCGTGTGGCTGCCAAAGATAAGGAAAACCGGCACCTGTTGTCCTTTCCAGTGGACATCATAGGGAACCGCGTGAAAATTCCACGCATTCCGTTTATTCGATCGCGTGGATGGAAGTCAGGTGAAGAATACTGATCAAATCAATTGAAAAAATTGTCTTCTATGTGGTCAGACAACGGGAGACGAGCAGAAATCACGCAATGAAGGAGAACAAGCCGTGAACAAAGACAGTCCATACATAAAGCACAGCCGTCTGGGCGTGATCTTGTTTGTTACCGGCCTGATCGGGGCCTTCCTCACAGCCATGGCGTCGGACAGCGGAATGCTGACCGTCTACCAAGTGTTGATTATGACAACGGCAGAGAGTTTGGCTATGGGGATTGGCGGGTTGCTGCGTGATAAAGATTCACAGAATGGAGGTCGAGAAAAACAAAAATGAAAAGCTGTATGGAGAGAATGAAGGAGAATCACACAGACGAGAAAATCGCTTCGTTTCGGGTAAAACAGAAACTACCGTATGAAGCAAAAATAAACTATGCATACACACGCGCATGGGAGTTCTACAACGAGTGTGGCAAGCGAGGACTGAACTGTCATGTATCCGTAGGTGGTCTGGACAGCATTACTTTGCTGTTGTTTTTGCGGTCCATTGGGATAGATGTTCCAGCGGTTTCGGTATCGACCCTGGAGGACAAGAGCATTCAGGCCATACATAAAACATTGGGAATCATTTCACTGAAACCTTTAAAGAGCAAAACACAAGTTCTGCAGGAATGTGGGTTCCCGGTACTGTCTAAAGAAACGGCGTCGAAGATCGAGCTGCTACAGAATCCATCTCCAAAGAATGCCACAGTCCGGCATGCAATCATCACAGGAGAAACCGGAGCATACGGAGGAAACCGGACAGGCACCCGGATGAAGATGGCTCAGAAATGGCTGGAACTGTTTGCAGGAGGTGAAAATGAACGGGAGGATGTGCAATATCAATGTGCGCCGTTTAAAGTATCCGCCAAGTGTTGCTATTACCTCAAAGAGAAGCCATGTGATGACTGGGCGAAAGAACACAACAGTGTACCGTATCTGGGTCTCATGGCGTCCGAAGGAGGTCGCCGCCAAAAGTCGCTCATGATGAATGGATGCAACTACTTTGGAAAGACAGCGATACGGTCAGCGCCATTTGCGATATTTGACCGCCAAGATCTGTTGCAGCTTGCCCTTGACCTGGATGTACCTGTTCCAGAGGTATACGGCACCATAGAATGCCAAGCAGATGGCACGCTTTACACAACAAGAGCACAGAGGACAGGCTGCTCCATGTGCGGGTTTGGAATCCAGCTCGAAAAGAGACCGCATCGATTTGACCGGCTCTACGAAGACAACCCGAAAGAATGGAATTTTTGGATGCACCGATGTGTGAAAGATCCAGTTACAAATGAAGTATATGGGTGGGGTAGGGTGCTGGACTACATAGGGGTACATTGGACACAGGGATCATTACAAACAGATCTGGACTTGCAAGCAGGGAAAACTGCCAGCAGAAAGAAAGGATGACGAAGACTTGAGATTGCGAGAATATCCATTGGGGAACCGCAATATTGTAGGTGCCCGTGTTACGGAAGCACGCCGCCGTGTGAACATGCCTCAAAGAGTCTTACTTGCAAAAATGCAGGTCAAAGGCATAGAACTGAACACATCCGGTTTATCCAAATTGGAAGGGCAGCACCGGTATGTTATGGATTTTGAACTTGCGGCGCTGGCTGATGTTTTGGATGTAAAAGTGGATTGGCTCCTTGGAAGAGACGACTACATAAAGGGGAAGTAGAAATGCAGAAGGACAAAAAAGAAGCCGCCCTGGGCGTTACGAGCACCCAAAGCGGCAAAGCGAAATGCGACAACATTTCTAATCAAAGTGTAGAGCAGAATAGCGTGAATGTCAAGACGCTGGAAATGGTAAAGGAATTGGTTTGGTTAAAGGAAAACGTGGAAAAGCGGTATACCGCCGGCAAGGTGGATTCCTGTTATGTGTATACCCATGACGATGATAACGGTGCACAGGCAGGTGTTTCCTTTACGTGTGCGGGAGAGCTGTACACGTTGACATTGCATCATGAGGTTTAAATGGTAGAGATATGACACGTGCAGAGTTGATATCCATCTTAAATACGACACTGGATGCTACCTTGAGAGACTGTAAAGAGGACAACCCCATTGTATTCTGGACGTTCTTCATGAATCACTTTGACGGAACAGTTCGCCGCAAAATCGGTGATGATCTGGAACGCAAGGGAAAGAACCGATACACAGGAGAACCAGCAAAAGCCAAACAGACAGAATCTGCGGTAATAAGCAAATGTGACCAGTGCTGGTGTGACACATGCAAGAACTTTGATGACTGTGTGATTGATATGGAGGACTGTGATGCAGAGGTGGAGCCATGTCCCTGTGATGCATGTGTAGACAGAGACTGCCCACCTTATTCACCCATTACAGCGGAACCGCCATGCGGCAAATACCGCGCACACGAAGCAGGAAGGATGGAACATGCCCAAGAAAAAGAACAGAAACAGAATATTTATCAGCCAAAAAGAAGCCTGCGAAAACTGCCAGTGCCATGACTGCGCAAAGCGGGAAATCTGCCGGCTGCGCCGTCCACCGCCTCCGCCACCAGAACGGGAAATGCTGCCATATCCCTGTCAGGGCTGCGGGAGGGATGGGGTTTACCAGCCCTTTGTCCCGAGGACTACGGCGGCGATCTGCCAGATGTGCATAACGTCGTAGGGGGGACCGGTGAAATGAAACCGCCCTATGATAATACAATTTGCCCACTATGCGGAAAGGACGTGCAACAAACGCGTGTCTGGACACATTGTCCATTGTATGAAGCTATGATTTGTCAGGATCACTGCTATGCCGGCTGTTCTTCCAGAAATGAATGGTCCCCGCACTGCAGGTACGATGCCGCATTGGGACAGGTAAACGGCAATTGAATATGAATAAAAATCACCCATCGACATGAGGCCCGGCAGCCGTCGATGGGTGAAGCATTACCCGGATAGTATCCGGAGCAAATACATTGTACACCATCTGCTCCATGTGTATTATCCCAATAGGCAAAAGTCCGGGCCTTTTCTGCCTTGGTTGAGGTATTAACATTACGGGCATAACTGGGAGAGGGAGGAAGAGCGGTGTACCTGAAGAAGACCTGTAAAGCTGGAATCACTATAGAAGTACACAAGAGCTATTCCGCCCGGTACGGCCGAAACATCCCAAGGGGAAAAAGAGAAAGCCGCACACCGGAGGCGATGAAAAAATACAACGAGAAGATGGCGTGGAGAAAGCTCACCCGGCAGATCAACGCGAACTTTGTTCCCGGGGATCTATTCCTGACCTGCACCTACCGGAAGGAGGTGCGTCCGGATCCACAGCGGGCGAAGCAAAATATAGAGAATTTCCTGGACCGTGTACGTAGGCGTTTCAAAAAGGCAGGGGTGGAGTTTAAATACATTCTGGTGACAGCCTATGGAAAGCAGGGCGGGATCCATCATCACGTGATCATTCCTGCATTTGATTATCAGGTTGTTACAGCATGTTGGCCGCACGGAGCTATGCGGTTTGAGGCCCTGTATCCAGATGGCGAATACTCCGCCCTTGCCTGGTATCTTATCAAACAATCCCGCCTGTCCCCAGATGGAAGGGAATCCATTCCCGGGAATCGATGGTCCGGAAGCCGGAATCTTATCAAGCCGGTGGAGAAGGTGCAGGAGGTAGACGCCAGGGAGTGGCGCGAGGAACCGAAACCTGTTAAAGGCTATTACATAGATCCGAATTCTGTAGAGAATGGGATTTCGCCGGTCACGGGGATTCCATATCAGTTCTACAGGATGATTCAAATACAGTCATTACAAAAGGAAAGAGAAAGTTTAACAAATACAAAGCGATCCAAGGGAGAGAAACTAAAAGATAAACGAAGTAAAGGACATTCTAAATAGAATTAAAAGTAAAATCAACCGGTCGTAAGTGTTTAAAGTACAGCGGCTTAAAGAGCAAAAGTCACGTGCGTTGAGCTTTTTCTAACGAGCATATAGATAAAGTGCGAATCGCAAGCTCACATAGATTTCTTAAGAGATTCGCACCTCGCATAGTTACTGGATTTTTTGCATTTTAATTCTCATACAGGGGAATTGTTTTCTCATTTTTATGGGATTCGCATTTTAGGCCTTTACAACCCGCATGGTTACTGGGTATAATAGGGGTGCAGTCAAAATCCACGCCCCGTAAGGGGACGGAAACCCCCTGCTTCCCGATGCGGTAAATCCCGAAGTCGTGTCAAAATCCACGCCCCGTAAGGGGACGGAAACAGCTCTTTCTACATCCAACTGATAAGTTTCATAGGTCAAAATCCACGCCCCGTAAGGGGACGGAAACGGCTGACCGCCAAGCCGCACCAGTAAAATGCGCGTCTAAATCCACGCCCCGTAAGGGGACGGAAACATTCCAAAGCTGCTTTAGCTTTGTAGGATTACCGGTCTAAATCCACGCCCCGTAAGGGGACGGAAACCCGCCCTGAATATCATTCGTCCCATAAAAGATGGGTCTAAATCCACGCCCCGTAAGGGGACAAAAAGAAGCGCCCATTCCGGAAACTTGCCGGAATGGGCGCTTTGTTCGCGTCTAAAAACTGCATCTGTTCCATTTGTGCGATACTTAGAAATAATAGAAGGTATCAATATATCGCATACCACAGCGGTTAAGAATGGAGGCAGGCAGCGTGGGGCGCAGAGACCTGAATTTGGATGAATACAATATCACAAAACTACAGTATCGAGAACTTCATAACTTTTGTTTGCAATATGCTGATAAGAAACAGCAGCTTGCGGAACTGAAAAATCCATATGGGAGTTCACAGGGTTACAATACGCCGACTGGCTGTACAATAGGAGATCCAACTGCAAGGACAGCGGAACGAATCATAATCCTTTCTAAAGAGATTGAAGCAATTGAACAAACCGCTATGGAGATCGCCCCGGAAGAATACCAGAATATTCTGTTGGCGGTAACGGAGGACGTTCCCTGGCATTTCCTACAGCTGTTAAAAGGGTTAGAAATGGGAAGGCATGACTTTGAATGTGCTAGAAGGCGCTTTTACTATAATCTTGCACAAAGAAAAGGGATGATATAAGGAAATATTTTATATTGCTTGGCGTTCTGAACACATACCTATGGTTTATGATAGAATTACCGAAAACAAAATAAAATACAAGATCTTCTTCTCTTCCTTCCGTGATAGCGCTCTGCATTCGCAGGGCGCTATTTCTTTACCTGAAAGGAGGCCATTGTATTGAATTACAAAGAAACGATAGCAGAATGTGAGGCCGAAATAGCCGTTATTGACGCAAAGCTTGCCCAGATCAGAACCAGCAACAATTGGCTGGAGAACGCCCGATACAATCAGCTCTCTTGTATGCGCGGGGACCTGTGTCTGCAGCTCCACGCGGCACGGATCGCAGCGAGCAGGGGCCGGCCACCGGATGGAGGTGATCCGTAATGGCATTAAAAGCAAAACAAAAACGATTCGTTGAAGAATACCTTGTTGATTTAAATGCAACGCAGGCGGCAATCCGCGCCGGATATTCTCCGGAATCTGCTGGATCAATCGGGAGTGAAAACCTGCATAAACCTGAAATCCGCACGCGTATAGACAAGGCTATGGCCGAACGCTCGAAACGGACCGGAATCAACGCCGACCGTGTCCTTATGGAATTGGGTAAGATTGCCTTCATCAATGCCACCGACGTGATCAATATGGATGATGCGACAATCTTGTCTGAAGCCAATCGCGACGACACAGCCGCAATTGCATCCGTGAAAGTCAAGACCATACCCGGAGAAGATGGAGATGGTGTCGAACGGGAAATCCGCTTGGCTGATAAACTAAAAGCTTTGGAATTGCTGGGTAAACATTTGGGCCTCTTTACCGATAAGGTAGAAGTGAAAGGGCAGATCGACACCGGGCAGAAAAAGCTTGAGGACATTTTAAGCCAGCTGCGAGGGGATTCCGGTGAATGAGCGCCTGATACTTTCAGAAAAGTATAAAGCCTTTCTCCGGTGCCGGGCACCGTATGAGTTCCTGGAGGGGACCACGGCCGCCGGCAAAACCACGGTGGGGCTGTTCAAATTCATGCTTCGCGTTGCGGAAAGCCCGAAGAAAATACATATCCTTTCCGGCCTTGACCTTGGCACAATCGAGAAGAACATTATCAACAAAGACCTGGGGATTCTTGACGACTTCGGCCCGCTGGTGGAATACAATGCGTCCGGCCGCGGACAGAATTCCTTGCCGCATTTGCTTTTCCATGCGCCGTCAGAGGACAAAATCGTTTACGTGCTTGGCTACGATAACAAGGCCCGCTGGAAAAAGGCTCTGGGCGGACAGTACGGGTGCCTGTACATTGATGAGATCAATATTGCAGACATGGAATTCGTCCGTGAAGCGTCTATGCGTTGCGACTACCTGTTGGCCACGCTCAACCCGGATAATCCGGATCTTCCTATCTACTCGGAATACATCAACCATGCCCGTCCTTTGCCGGAGTGGGAAAACGAGACACCAAAAGAAATATTGTCGATGCTCAACGAAAAACCAAAGCCAGGCTGGGTGCATTGGTTCTTTTCTTTTGAACATAATCTCGGGTTGCCAGCGGAAAAGGTGCAGCAGATCAGGGACAGCGTCCCGAAGGGTACAAAGCTTTATAAAAACAAAATTCAGGGCCTGCGCGGCCGCGCAACAGGGCTGGTGTTCAACTTGCAGCCGCATAATCTGGTTTCCGCCAAGTGGCTTCTGGAACAGATGCAGAGCAATCAAATTAAATTTCTGCAAGTGTCTGCAGGCGTAGATACATCGTATTCGCAGCAGTCAGCCGATACATTTGCATTCGTGTTTTCCGGTATTACGACCGACAGGCGGAAGATCACGCTGGCCACGGAGGTACACAACAACCGGGGTCTAACAACGCCGCTGGCGCCCAGCGATATACCACCTCTGCTGATCACGTTCTTGGAGAAGTATCGCACCATCTTTGATCTGTTCGCCCGCAGCGTCTTCATCGATTCCGCGGATGAGGCCACGATCATTGAATGCCAGAAATACAAACGTCTGCACGGAAGCGTCTATGAGTTTTGCCCGGCCTGGAAGAAGACAAAAATCATTGACCGTATCAATTTACAGTCCGGCTGGCTGGCGAGCGGGGATTATCTCCTTGTAACAGAATATTGCAGAGCGGAGATTGATGAACTGAATGCATATAGCTGGAAGGAAGACAAAGACAATGAGCCGGAGGACGGCAACGACCATACGATCAACGCAGACCAGTACAGCTGGCTGCCGTACAAAGGCAGGATAGGGGGCAAGGTGATGGTTACTTGAAATTGAGGGAGAAGGTGAAAGATATGCTGCGCAATTGGCTGCAAATCCAGCCCGCAACGCCGAACGGGATCGTAATCCAGGAGCCCTTGGATTTTCAGGCGTCGGTGATACGCAATCAAATTTGGTATCGCGGGGAGGCTGCGGAGCTGGAGCAGCTCTACAAGCAGCTTGGAGCGCAGGACAGTACGAACGCATCCCGGTTTTGGGCTGCCGTGCCCGCCAACGCGATGAAACTGCGCAAAATTCATTCCGGCCTGCCCGCGATCCTGGTAGACACACTGGCGTATTTGGTCAAGTCGGATATGGATGATGTAGCTTTTAAAGACAACTGCGGGGAAGCAGAGTGGAAGGCGATCACAGAAGAACTGGATTTTCAAGATACCGTTGGACAGGGTGTCGCCGGCGCGCTGAAAGCAGCGGACGGGGCCTGGAAAATATCCATAGATATAACCGTATCTCAGTACCCGATCGTCGAGTTTTATGAAGCGGACCGCGTGGAATACATCCAAAGCCGCGGGCGTGTAATAGGTGTGAAATTTTGGTCGGACCATTCAGACGGCTATAAGGTGTACCGGCTATGTGAGGAATACGGGAAGGGGTATGTTTCGTACGCCCTGTATGACGGGACCAGTGAAGTCCCGCTCGACCGCATACCGGAGCTGGCGGAATTGAAACCGGTTGCTTTTGATGGGGACTTCATGATGGCGGTGCCGTTCAAAGTCTTTGAGAGCGCCAAATTCCCAGGCCGCGGAAAAGCTCTGTATGAAAGCAAACTGGACAGCTTTGACGCGCTGGATGAAGTCATCAGCCAATGGTGGGACGCCATGCGCGCGGGCCGGGTGAAAAAGTATATCCCACGCGACCTGTTGCCGGTAGACCCCAAAACAGGAAATCTGTTGCCGCTGAATGATTTTGGCAGCGAGTACATCACTACGGAATCGCTGACGGATGAAAACGGCGTGAGTAGAATCGATACCATACAGCCGGAAATCCGGTATGAAGCGTTTCTGTCTTCCTATACGGCCGCGCTGGACATGTGCCTGCAGGGGGTTGTTTCCCCGGCCACTCTGGGCATTGACGTTGGTAAGATGAGCAGCGCGGAGGCCCAGCGGGAAAAAAAGGATGTCACAGGGTATACGCGCAATACCATAACCGGAGTTCTGGAAAAAGTGCTGCCGCAGCTGGTGTCGACGATCCTGATGGTCAACGATCTTATGCAGGGACGCGCCCCGGGAAACTACGAGCCATCTGTGGGCTTTGGCGAATATGGCGCACCGTCTTTTGATAGCCGGGTGGAGACAGTCAACAGGGCCGCCGCCGCCAATACCATGAGCATAGAAACACAGGTGGATGAGCTGTGGGGGAACAGTAAAGACGACGGATGGAAGACCGGTGAAGTTGCCCGCATCAAGCAACTGCGCGGGATCGAGACGGTAGATGGACCGCCCGCGGTGGGGGATGAGCTGGCATGACTTGGCGTCAAATCGCGGCACTCTTCGAGAAAATAGAACTGCGCCTGATCGCGTCCCTGAAACGGAATCTGGCTGCACACAAGCGCTGGGAGTGCGACGAAGGTTTTAAGTGGCCTGCCTGGCAGGCGGAGAAACTTCATAATCTGGAACGCTTTCGTAAGGAAAATCAGGAGATTTTAAATGAGTACCAGAACGTGATTGATGAAGAAACACAGGCCATGTTGCAGGCGCAGTTTGCAGAGGGTGCGGAAGCACCCGAAGAAAGCCTCCCTGAACCCACTTTCTTCGGCGTCAATGAGCCGCGATTAGAAAACCTGATCGAGGATATCCAACATGTGGAGGGGAAAGCCGAAAGCGCTGCACTGCGCATGATGGACGACGTCTATCGTCGGACCATACTGCAGGCGGAAACGGCTATGTCGGCAGGTGCGGTAACTTTGCCGCAGGCGATCGACCTGGCGGTCAAAGACTTTTTAGAACGTGGGATCACCTGCATTGAGTACAAAGACGGCAGCCGCCACAATATCACCGATTATGTCCAGATGGCTCTGCGCACAGCGGCAACGCGTTCCTACCTGCAAGGGGAGGCACAACGCCGGGAAGATCTGGGAATCGATACCGTACTGGTCAGCCAGTACGGGCAGTGCTCAGAAACCTGCCTCCCCTGGCAAGGGCGCGTATACATTGACGATGTTTGGGGGAGCTGGAACGGGGAACGGGCGGGAGACCGAGGGAAAAGCGTAAACGGAAAATGGTATCCGTTGCTTTCTGTGGCTGTGAAAAACGGGCTTTTTCACCCCAATTGCCGCCACACGCTCTCCACCTGGTACGAAGGGATCAGTACGGTGCCGGAGCCGATGGACGCTAAAAAAATCCGCAGGGACGCCGCTCTTGAGCAAAAACAGCGGGCGATAGAACGGAACATCCGACGCCTGAAACGCCTCTCAGAGGGCACGCAGGAGCCGGAAAAAGCGAAAGAATACCGAAGGCAGGTCAAACAAGCCCAGAAAGAGCTGCGGGACATTATCGCGGAGCACGACGACGTATTGCGCCGCGACTATTGGCGTGAAAAGACCTACGGTGTGCCGGAGGTTGAAAAGCCCGCAAAAACTGCTATACTGAGGGATATAAACACAGACTATCTGCCGGTGACCAATGCTGCAATCCAGCGTGTGCCGCTGTTAAAATCATCTCTACTGACAGACCAACAGAACAAGGAACTGCGGAAAAAGCACAGGGATCTTTTGAGATACGTTCAGGAAGATGCGGTCGGCACAGAAGCGGTTGCCTCGTATGACATGCAGCTTACGGAGCTGAACTGTTGGAAAGGGACGGAGGAGGGGAAGGTGAAACCTCCCAGAGAATCGGTCCCTTATATGGTCATTCACAATCATCCAAGCGACGGTATTTTGGCGGTCGACGATCTTTTGGAGATGCTGCGGCAAGACAACCTGCTGCTGATCACAGCGATTGGAAACGCTGGCCATGTCAGTATGATGGAACGACTTCCGAATAACGATCCGGGCGCCTATTTGGGTTTTGTTGTCCAGGAGGCCGCCCGGAAATCCGGCTGGGACCCCTCGCCGGAAGAGTGGGTGGAATTCACAGAACATATTTTGAAAGCGGGGAAAGACTATGGCTTCAGGTTTATCCGATGAGCGCCGAAAACAGTTGAAAAAGATAGCGTCCATGGCAGAACATTACCCTATGGATTCGGATGAGATGAACATGCTGGACGGCGGCGGGGATCTGCTCAGAAAATGCGCTACGCTTGCCCAGGAATTACTCGATAAAAATACCGCCAAGCCGTGAGGCCGGGCGGTATTTTTATGCCCAAAACATGCTGACGGCATAAAACTCTGCAAGGGAATTTAAGCCGACAGGCTATAAAAGGAGCGGAAAACAATGCGTGATACGTACATGGAACCCAATATCCAACTGTTTGCCGAGAAGCCGGAGGACGGCGAAGAGACAAAGCCTGCGGGTACGCAGGAAGACGAAACCGAAGAAACGGAAACCGGCTTACCCAAATCGCAGGAGGAACTTGACCAGCTGATCAACGAGCGCCTTCGCCGCGCGAAAAAAGATTGGGCGAAGAAAATCCAATCCAAGGCACCGGAAGGTGAACCGAAAGTGCAACAGACATCTCAGGCGACCGATGCGCCGCCAGTTAATCTGGAAACTGACGCTATGCGCATGGAGCTGCTGCAGAGCCGCGCGGAACTGGCCGCCTACCGGGCGAACGTGAAGTCAGAAGCAGTGGAGGACGCGGTTGTGCTGGCCATGCGTCAGGTGGAAAAGGATGGCGATGATCTGGACGACGAAACCATAGCCGAGGCATTGAAAAACATCCTCAAAAGGCACCCGGAGTGGAAAAAAGAGGATGAGAAAAAACAGGGCAGCGGATTTAAAGTTGGTGCCGGGAAAAAAGATTCCCTGGGCGCGGACGATGATACGCTGTCCTCCATCTTTGGTAATGTAAAGAAACTGAAAGGATGATTTTAAATGGCAGTATATGATTATGCGGAACTGTTCACCCGTCAGCTTGCGCAGAAATACGAAAGGGAACTGTGCTCCGACGCACTTACCAAAAGCAACTTAGGGGTGCAGTTTATCAACGCACAGACAATCAAACTTCCGCGTATGACCCTGAGCGGATACAAGGACCACACCCGCACGCCGGGCTTCAACGCCGGCACACTGTCCAACGACTGGGAACCGAAAAAGCTGGAGCATGACCGCGACGTGGAATTCTTCATCGATCCGATGGACATCGACGAAACCAATCTGGTCACGTCCGTAGCGAATATCCAGAACACCTTTGAGGAGGAACAGGCGATCCCGGAAAAGGATTCTTATCGCTTCTCCAAACTGCATGCAGAGCTGTTGCAATACAGCGTGACGCCGGATTCCACGGCGATCACCGCGCAGAATATTTTGGAGATGTTCGACGAGTATATGGCCAAAATGGACGAGGCCGGCGTCCCGGAAGAAGGCCGTATCATCTACGCAACGCCCGCGGTGAGGAAGGTTATCAAAGAGGCAGAGGGTGTACAGCGCATGATGGGTGTCACGTCCGTCGGCGGCATCAACCGCCAGGTGCACAGCCTGGATGATGTTCAGATCAAGATGGTTCCGGCCGCCCGCATGAAGACGAAGTATGACTTTACCGCTGGGTGCGTTCCGGCTTCTGATGCAAAGCAGATTAATTTCATTCTCCTGCATCCGTCTGCGGTCATTTGTCGGGATAAGTACAGCTATATCAAGCTGTTCACGCCGGGCACCGACAGCCGCACCGCCGACGGATACCTGTACCAGAACCGTAATTACGGAGACTTGTTCCTGATTGAGCGGAAGGTTGCGGGTGTTGTAATGAATGCGAAAGCTGCGGGCGCATAACAGGAGGGATTGACATGAAAGCAGTAAAAGCGAATAAGGAATACACGATCGACGAAGCACGGAAGGCACAGTATATCAAGGACGGCTTCGATATCATCGGTGATGACGGAAAAGTGGTACAGCAGGGGGCGGGTAAAACCGTCCCCTTTGCAAAATATCAGGCGGCGCTCGATGAGAACACAGCACTGAAGCAGCAGGTGGAAGACCTGCGGACGATGCTTGCTGAAAAAGAGACGCCTAAAAAGTAAGCGGTGGTGAAATGATGCGGTATATCTCGCTGGAAGACTATTGGAGACTGTACCCTGAAGGACAAGCCTCCGTAGAGGAAATGGAACAAGCTGAGGATGACATTGACGCGCTGACGCTTAACCGCATCGTCGCTCGTGGTATCGAGGCTTTGCCGGAGTTTCAGCGCCGGCTGGTGGTTCGGGCGGTGTGCCGGCAGGCAGAATTCCTGCACGACTACGGGGAGGTTTTAAGCAATCCGTTATCGTCCTACGGTATCAACGGCGTGTCCATGTCCTGGGACAAGAAAACGTTGGTACCGCGGGGACCGGTGCGGACCACAAACGCCGTATACGCCCTCCTGCAGCAGTCCGGACTTACCTATTGTGGATTGGACGGGAGGGGATAGCATATGGCAAAATGGCCTAAGCTTGTTCCTCCCGCCGCTTGCAACACGCCGATCACCGTGCGGCTGCAGGAAGGCGTGGAGGACGACGGCAGCCCAAAATATACCGTGGTGTGGGAAGGCAAGTGCAATTACTCCGAAAAATCCCGGCAGGTGCTGGATGAAAAGCGGCAGCTAGTGGAGCTGCAGGCCCGCACGTTGATCGATGGGGACATTGCCCCGGGGCAGGATATCGCAGGCGAAGCGGAGATCACGTCCGTAGGATCTCCTGGGGTTATACGGCGTATTTATAGCGCATCCCGTGCGCGGTATCCCGACGGGACAGTGAATTTTACACAGCTGGAGTTGATGTGATATGCCCGGCATCCAAATTGTGTTGGATCAGGTTGCAATTGCCCGTCTGGGAGAGGCTGCGGAACGTGCGGCGAGGATGGCGATAGACGCCCTGAAGACAGACGTTGTATCCGCGCAGGTGATGCCCTATGATATGGGCGACATGCAGGACACCCAGACATTCGTGGACGTTATACGCGAAGGGGACCGGATTCTGGCCACGCTGACCACCGGTGCCCCGCAGGCCCGCCGGCTTTACTATCACCCGGAGTACAATTTCCAGAAGGGCAACAATCCAAACGCCGGTGGGTTGTGGTTGCAGCCCTGGTTGAATGGAGAGAAGAAGAGTTTCGTTCAAGATGCGTTCGCAGAGTTCTACCGGAAGGAGGCGGGATTGTGATGCTGATGCTGAAGCAGGTGGCAGAATGGATCAAAGAAATTGATACAGAACTGCCCGGTTGCATTGCCGTCGGGACAATTGACGGAAACAAAGAAAAATATATCGGCGTCTACAACGACCCGAACGCCTCCGGAAAGCAGCGCGTCTGCCTCGGGGGCATAGCGCAGACAACGTACCGGGAAAAGCGCGTCACGCTGCTGGTGCATTGGACAAACTCGGCGGTACAGGCGGAAAAAAAGGCCGCGGAGCTATATGAAAAGCTCTGCGGCCGATCCGGATTTCAAATCGGTGAAGTGAAAATTGTGTACTTGGATCCCGGTGCGGCGCCTGTCTCTGTGGGACGAGATGTGCGGGGTATATACGAGTACGTTATAAACATGAAGATCATTTATGAAAGGATGGGATGACATGGCTAAGACAGGTGTATTCCCGGTTTTTGACAACAAATTTAAAATTGGGACTAGTGGCAGATCGAGCGCGGACTCCGACATGGTGACCATCAAGGAGATGGAAACATTCTCAGTGAAGATCGACGGCAAAGTGCAGGAGTGGAGCCCGATGGAGGAACAGGGGTGGACCAAGCGCATGACCACCGGTAAGGCAATTACGTTGTCTCTTTCTGGCAAACTGTGCCCCGGTGATCCCGGGAACGATTATGTAGCCGCGGCTGCGTGGAAAAGCGGTACGGACTGCGACACCAAGTTTGAATGGGAATTCCCCAGTGGCGCGAAGCTGGCGTTTGACGCGGTATTGAACGTGACGGATATCGGTGGTGGTGACAGCACCGCTGTGGCGGCCTTGGCATTTGACTGCATGTCACACGGCAAGCCGGTGTATACGCCTGCGCCGGAATGAGCATAAAAATAACCGCGCCCCCAAAAAAGGGACGCGGTTATAATTCATTTATTTTTTTAGGAAACAACCAGCGGAATCGGTAAAACTTCCGCAAAGAATTGTAATTAAATCTATAATCCAGCCAAACCAAAAAAGCCCGCCGGTAAAAAGCCAAATAATCCCTGTTCCTACTTTACCTACATAGAATCTATGAAAACCAAAGAATCCTAAAAATAAGCATAAAAAGAATGCCAGCCATTTGCTTTTAATACTAATTCCACCTCTGCCAGTACCGGTATTGGCCATATTCGTATTGGTGTTCGTATTATTAATAATTATTGTTGGCTGTTGTGGCATCTGGGTGGTATATGGATTTGCTGAGAACTGCGTCGGGCTCTGATGCGATTGCACGGGATTCTGGTAGGAGGGCTGCATTGGGGTGGGGTACGAAGGGGCGGGCGAGTTTGGCAATATATCGGGTTTCTGAGGTTGATATGTCGGTTGCTGGTTTATGGGTTGGGCACTGGCTGGTTCAGCTGCTTTTTGCTCTATATCAGCTCCACAAAATGGACAGAATTTGAAACCGCCGACATTTTCGCCGCACTTGGGACATTTCATAAATTCTACCTCCCAAAAGTTCATTATTTGTTCATATTATAAGGTATAACGACAATTTCTGCAATAGAAAAGAAAAATTATCTTGTTTCGTATTTGAGTTTGAATAGGCAGGAAAACCGCACTTTGTTTTGAGTGCGGTTTTCTTATACCTGAATTTTTTATCTAATGGAGGAATTTTAGATGAAGCTTTACACACTTGATGAAAAACTTCTCACCGAACGCCCGGAAATCCGGATTGGAGATAAGGTGTATCCGGTGGATGACAGGCAGAAAACCGTAGAACAGGTTACTAATCTGACGACGAAATACAGCGAGGAAAAAGATTTGAACAAAGGTATAAAAGAGACGTTCAAACTGGCCTTTGGCGACGCTGCCGCGAAAGAAATTGACGAAATGAACCTGCCGTTTGTCGCATATCAGCAGGTGTTCCAGCTTGTTATGGCGGCGATCATGGGAGAAACACCGGAAGCTGTGGCTAAACGATTTCAGGAAGCCACAAAAGCCGAAAAGTGATGCCTGGTATGATCTCGAATACGACCGCATCCTGATCGAGCAGTCCATTGCCAAGCAGTACGGTGTATTGCCGTCCGATCAGCCAGACCTGCATTACGCGGACTGGGCAAAGCTGGTTTCCGGATTGATGGACGATACGCCGCTGGGCCGGGTAGTGGCCGTGCGGTCGGAGGACGACCCGGATATGCTGAAAGCTTTTACACCGGAACAAAACCGCCTGCGCACGGAGTGGAAACAGTTCTGCGGACAAAAGGTCCTACGGGAATCAGATGAAGAAAGTGTGCGGTTGCAGATGAAAAACCTTGAAAGAATGATTGCGTCGATGTTTGGGGGGTGAACTTATGCCGGAAGCAACAGGAACTACAGTAGGTACAATATTTCTTGACCTGCAAATTCTGAACAACGTCAACAAGCAGCTATCTGATATTGCGTCCCGCGCACAGGCAAGTGTTGGACAGGCAATAAAGCGGACCGGAGAAACGGTGCAAGAAGCTTTCACACAGCCTATGGAGCGGGCAATGGAGGCGGTCAACGCGCCGCTTAAACAGACGCGCGATCAGGTGGAGCAAACCGACAGGGAGATTGCGGAGATTGCTGCACGCGCCGCGAGGCGTGTAAACTCCATTAATCCTGAAGCGGCGCTGCCGACTTCGGCCCCGCGAATACTATCGGCTATGGCCTCGCAAATTCAGCGGGGCAGCGGTGATACCAGCACCCCTTCTGCGTTGCCAGACGTTGCCGATACCTTCCGTCCTTCCATCAACGCAGCGGAGCTGTTGCGGCAAAAAATTCAGAATATCAACCTGCAGATGGATGCGGAGTATAGAAAGCTAGGGCAACTGAATTCTGAGTTTGAGAAACTGTCCTTCGGAACAAAAGCATGGGATGACATGTCAGCGAAAATTACAACGTCGGAATCGCGCCTGATCTCCATGCAAGGGACACTTAATGCAGCTCAGGACAAAATGGAAGCAATGGTTCAAAAAGCGATGGAAAGCCAGGAGGAATCGGACGGGTTAAGCTCCAGAATTTCCGACTCGATACAGGAGCAGCAGGACCGGGCAGCAGAAGCTATGGAAAATGCGGCCGAACGCGCGAGAAACGCAACACAGGCGACGGCGCGCATGCAGGCAAACGCATTTTTATCAGCTGCGAGCAGCCAGGCGACAGGGATTGCGCGTATCGGTGCGATTGGAAGAACCGCGCTTGCCAGTTTGCGAGGATTGGCGACGGCTTTGCCGATGGCGGCGGCGTTGGGAGCGCTGAAAGTCCTGCAAAAAGGGTTTGAACTCGCCAGCGAACATTCCAAAGAATTGAAGTCTAATCTGAACGCTTTACAAGCAAATTTGCAAGTGGCCTTCACGCCGATCTATCAGGCGATATTGCCCGCGCTAAACTCGCTTGTGAGTGCGCTCTCCAGGGCTCCCGAGGCTATGGCATCCCTTCATCGCCGGTATATTTGGCACAACCTACAAAAAGGCTCTGGACGCCACGAAGGACATGAAGAAGGAAACTGGTTCTGGATCAGGAGGCGGCAGCGCAAAACAAGGGACGCTTACAAGTTTTAACCAAATTCATACCTTGCAGAAAGAATCGTCCAGCGGGGGGAGCGCAGCGACTGGTGGAGTTGATTTCGGCAAATTGGAATCAGAAGGTAACGCGGCCGCTGAAGGGCTCGGCGCAAAATTTCGGGAATTTGGACAACTGGTGAAAGAAAATATCCCAACAGAAGCTATAGAGAGTTTGGCCAAGGCGTTTGAAAAATTGAAAAAGGCCTGGGACGAGCTTACGGAGGGATTTGATGTTCCCGAATTTGTTGCTCGACTAATCGCACTAGTGCCTACAAATGTGATTAATGCCATTACAGATTTACTCTTGCTTTTATCGGGGTTATTGGAAATTATGAACGGCTTGAAAAATGCGGATTTTGGAGAAGTTCTTGAGGGTTTAAAAGATGCGCTCTTGGGACTTCTGTCTTTACCAATAGATGCCCTAACAGCTTTAATAGATGCTTGGTTTGGAACAAATCTAAGTGAAGAATGGCAGAAGCTAAAACAAGCCATTATGGATTTTGATCTCGCCGAATGGTGGAATGAAAATGTTAAACCTTGGTTTACGTTAGAGCGTTGGCAGCAACTTGGTGAAGATATGAAAAAAGGAATATCCGAAAAATGGAATGAATTTATAACATGGTGGCAGACTACAGGGATTTTTAAATGGTGGCAGGAAAATGTTGCTCCGTGGTTTACAAAAGAAAAGTGGCAAAAGCTAGGAGAAGACATGAAAAGGGGCCTGTCCGATAAGTGGAACGAATTTACGACTTGGTGGGGAAATACCGGTGTGGTGAAATGGTGGAATCAAAATGTCGCTCCATGGTTTACGAAGGAGAAATGGCAGCAATTGGGGAAAGATGCAATTGGAGGCCTGAAAGGAAAATATGAGGACTTCCAGAGATCATTTGATCCTATCAAACAGTGGTGGAGTACCAATATTGCCCCTTGGTTTACAGCTGAAAAATGGCGATCAGTTGGGCAGCAGGCTATCGATGCCCTCACCTCACCGTTTCGGAACATCAAATGGCCCACGCTCAAAATGCCCAAAATCACATGGACCAAAGGCGCTGAAGCCACCGGGTGGATTGCGAACATCTTAAAGGCCATAAACCTTCCCACGTCCTTACCTAAATTGCAGGTTCAGTGGCTTGCACGCGGAGGTATCATCGATCAGCCCACCCTGTCTATGATCGGTGAACGCGGTAAGGAAGCGGTCGTGCCGCTCGAAAACAATACCGGCTGGATTGCACAGCTCGCACAGCAGGTTGCCGCATACATCGGTACCGGTCAGCCGCTTACAGAAGACTCGTTGTACCGTGTCGGAAGGCGTCTGATTTCAGAATTGCCGGCGCAGAGCGCGACCTTTGTCGCCACCATGAACAATCGCATCATTGCCCAAGAGGTCATAAAAGAAATGAAGCGTCAGAACATGCGGTATAGTCCAGTGGGAGGATAAGATGACACTGCTTAAAATAAACGGCGTGGAGGTGGAAGGGCTTGTCAGCGTTGAATTCGGGCTGCAAGACCTTTCCAGCGAGAATTCCAAACGTGATTTGTCAGGAATCATGCACAAGGATGTGGTGGCGCAGAAACGCACGCTGAATTGTAAATGCGGTGTGCTAACACTTGCGCAGGGCTCCAAATTGCTGAAGCTTTTAAACGGTGTCACGTTCAACGTCACCTATCCTGATCTTCTGGATGGTAAGCCGGAAATACGAAAATTTTATGTAGGAGACCGTACCGCCCCGTATTTTACGACTGAGGACGATACGGTCTTTGTCAATGATTTGGCCTTCAGCCTAATCGAGGTGTGATTATGCATCAAACGACAGAGTTATACAAACAACTGATTCGACGGACCGCCCGGCGGCAGATCGTGGGCGGGACCATAACGTTGTCCAGCGGGGAAACGATCGATCTCACCCCGCGAAATGTCGCAGAGGGCGGCCTGGAAATCTCCTGCGCCACCAGCCAGCAGGGCGCGTTTACGATTGGCGCGGCAGTGATCGGGGAACTCACCCTCACCCTCATTAACCATGAAAAGCAATTCGAGGCATCAGATTTCACAGGAGCCGTCATCCGATCTTCCATAGGCCTCCTGACGCAGCAAAAGTGGGACGGCACGAAAACGGTGGAGTGGGTGCCGTTGGGCGTCTACACGGTCGACGAGGCCGTGAAAACCAACGCCACAGTGACCATCACCGCGCTGGACAACATGGCCCGGTTCGAGCGACCGTACAGCGACAGCAAGCTTACCTATCCGGCCACACTGAAGCAGATTGTAACCGACGCCTGTACCGTCTGCGGCGTAACGCTGGCGGCGCCGGACTTCCCGGGCTCCGGCTACACGGTGTCCAGGCGGCCGGAGGAGAAGTCCATCACCTGCCGGGAGATACTCAGCTATGCCGCGCAGCTCGCGGGCTGCTATGCCCGCTGCAACCGCGAGGGGGCGCTGATGGTTGGGTGGTACGACATTGCGGCAGCGCCGTATGAACCGGTCGGCATCCAGTCCTCTGATGTGGCTGCGGCAGACATTGCTGTCACTGGGGTGCAGATCATCCCGCAGGACACGGAAGCCGCCCCTGTCAATTCCGGCGGTGAGGGTTATGTGGTCAAGATAGAAAATAACCCGCTTGCACAGAATAATTTGCAGGTGTTGGCGGACGATCTTGGCGCGCGTCTCGTCGGCTTCACCTTCCGGCCATATACCGTGCAATGCCTGTCCAATCCGTCCCTTGACGTGGGCGACACTGTGCGTGTGACGGACCGGCACGGTACCGTACATACAAGTTTTGTGAGCAATATCAGCTATGCACCGGATGGTTCCATGACCCTGACAGCGGACGCGGAGAGCAAGCTGAGCAATGCTTCCACGCGCTTCACCGCTGCGGAGAAGTTGCAGGAGCAGGTCAATAAGGTGGAAGATGCGGTCACAGAGCAGGGCACGGAGATCAGCCAGACTAAACAGGAAATAGAATTGAAAGCGTACAAAGATGAACTGATTTCCCTCATCAATATCAGCCCGGAAACCATTAAGATCAAAGCGAACCGCATCGAGATATCGGGTGTCATCACTGCGGAGGATTTGGAGGGCGAAGGGACTACCACCATTAACGGCGCCAATATCAAGACAGGGCGAATTGAATCGGTAGACGGAGATTGGTGGCTGGATTTGGAATCTGGGGTAGTATATCTGTCGAAAGGGACTTTCGCTGGCCGCATCGAGTGGGGAGATAATAGCTACATCGATGTGAATAGCAAAGGCCAAACAGTTTTGAAATCAAATAAAGGAGTATCGGTAGTAGCACCTGTCCTTGATGTAGATGGTGATGTTGAATGCACTGATATTATTTGCCGCAAAATTGAGTTTGGTGGCACAAGTCCTACTAGGGACGGATATGACGGGGAGGTGGGTATAACACGTAGCGACAGAAGCAAAAGAGTAATGCTATTTGAAAACGGAATTTTTGTTGGTTATGTGTAAAAAGAGGTGACAGCAATTGACCAATGAAGCAATCAAACTGAATGAGTGGGAAGTCAGCAGCGATACCGTCATGGCTGTGCAAGGCGAGGTCAATGGCCGCACGCTTGCCATTACGATCATCGATCGCAGCGGTGAACTGGACAGCACCAGCAACGCCGAAGTGATCGATCGGCCTCTCAGTCTCACAGGGAAAACATTACAATTGTACGTCGGGAAACCGGATGGAAAGGCCTGCCTTCTGGATGGAACGATCAAAGACGCTGCGAATGGCGTGGCGGAATTCGTGTTGTCGCAGCAGAGCACCGCGGTCAAGGGCAAAGCGTCCTTGGAGGTCTGGATAACGGATGCGCAGGAGAGCACGCTGAAGATCATCGGTCTTACGCTGGATGTGAAGGCGTCCGGGGAAGCTGAGATCGAGAGTTCAAATGAGTTCCAGACATTGAAACAGGCAACAGGAGCCGCATTGGAAGCCGCCGCTGCTGCCAATACCGCGGCGAAAGATGTACAGACAGCGACGACTGCTGCCAATACCGCCGCAGGGAAAGCGAACACAGCAGCGGCAACGGCGAACCAGGCGGCGGCAGACGTCGGAGATGCGGTAACACGCGCCAATACCGCAGCCTCAAATGCAGATAAGGCTACCAGGGACGCCAACACCGCGACAGGCGCTGCAAATACGGCGGCGACCAGCGCGAACACCAAAGCACAGACAGCGCAGAGTGCAGCAACCGCCGCCAATACAGCGGCGACTGCGGCCACGACTGCAGCCGAATCCGCCAATTCAGCCGCGACAAATGCCAACAGCAAAGCAACGTTAGCTAACAATGCTGCAACCGCGGCCAACAACGCCGCATCCAGCGCGAGCAGTGCCGCGACAAACGCCAATAGCAAAGCGACCTTAGCCAACAATGCGGCGTCGGCTGCTAACACAGCGGCTTCCAACGCAAACACCAAGGCAGATGCCGCGGATGCGGCGGCGACCCGCGCCAATGTGGCGGCAGAAGCGGTGGACGGCGCACTGTCAGGGGAAATTGGCCCAGCTATCACGCAGGTAATCAATGAACTGAAGGGAGCGCCAGTGGGGCTGGCTGAGCTTGACATTGCCGGAACCGTACCAATGGAACAATTGCCGATGCTACCGCCTGTTGTAAAGACAGCAGGGTCCGGCAGCGCTTACACGGCGCAGATCGAGGGGATTGGCAGTCTCGCGAAGGGCCTCATGATCGTAATCATCCCGCACGCGTCAAGCACATCTACGTCGCCCACGCTCAACCTCAACGGACTGGGCGCGAAAACGATCAAACGCCGGTACAGCTATACAAAAAGCGTTACGACGTCCGGACAGTCGAGCAACTGGCTTTCAACCAACCAGCCGCAGGTTTTGCAATATGACGGCACCTACGGGATAGCGGTCGGCGCGAACAAGCCGTATGGGCCTGACATAAATGGAACTGTCGGGGTGAGCAACGGCGGTACGGGCAAAACCAGTTGGACCAGCAACCGACTGGTTTACGCATCCAGCACCACAGCACTGACGCAGCTGGCGCCGCCGACATCCGGAACGGGCTATTTGACGCAGAGCGCGAGCGGCGCGCCTTCGTGGGTGTCACCTGCCGATATGGAGGTTGGCAAGGCAGATTACTCCACAGAATCCGGATATGCTACCACGGCGTCATACGCTCAGAGTGCATTCATTGTGGGGGAATACACTTTACTTGTTAGCGATACCACTCCAACAAACGCCCCGGCTGGCCAGATCACCTTTGTCTATGAGTCGTAAGGAGAGTTATATGGCTATTTATTTTCCTGATAACAGCGGCGTACAGCATGAAATAACCTTGGTCGCTGTTGTGACATCAGACGGCATAACCCGGGAGATAACGGAAGCCTGGCATACCGGTTCGGATAATGTAAACCGGATGGTATACCAGTCTGGTCCAAAAACGCTTGGGAGATTGCCAATCGGTTCCATAGTTGTAGACCCGGATAGTAGATATAACGGTGAGACGATTCGGTGGATGGTGGGCGATCAGCAAAGCGGAGCAACCAAACTAATTTCAAAAGATATATTGACTCTAAAATGCATAGATGCAACTGAACCTGAAAATCTTGATGGGTTGCGTCGTACGCTTGGTAATAATCGTTACACACTGTCAAACATAGACCAATGGCTAAATTCTTCTGCTGTTGACTGGTATACTGCAAGACATACCTATGATCAACCGCCAACAGAATCGCGGGTAATGATGGGAAATCCATATCAAGATGAAAGCGGATTTTTAACCAATTTGAGTTTGAATCTACAAAATGCTATGCTGAATAATACTTTTATAGCTGTAAAGAGTGTTATAGATGGTGGAGGATATGACTCATTAATCAGAAAAGTTTATTTGTTATCGCTAACGGAAGTGGCAGGTGGTACCATAAATGGAATAAGTGAAGGAGCCCAATGGGAGTGTTTTACAGATGATAAAAGCCGGAACGCAAACCCAACAATCCAGGCTGTAGAACGATCTACTTACAGACCTGAAGGGCTGAGAGCAGATAAAAGCTGGGCTTGGATACTAAGATCGATTCAAGATAATGATGAGCGAGGAGCTGGGACAACCTATGTCACAAGTACGGGCTCCATTATGAATTCAATGCCAAATTCTGGTGGACACGGTCTGCGTCCGGCGATAACTTTATCAAAAAACCTATTGACCGTAAAAAATCCAGATGGAACACGCGTAATTCAATTTTAAAGATTGAAAGGAAAATACATTATGAAACTTACACTTGCAGATAAATCCCAGTTGGAAATGATCGGAAACCGTGAAGAGCGGCAGCAATACAAGGGGTTGTACCGGGACGGCGTGCGGTTGATCTTCGACGCCGGTACATATACAGACGCTGAATTGCGTGAAATCTTCACAAATTCCGAAAAGACGCAGACCATGACGATCGATGAAGCAGAAAAGTCCCTAAAAGGTTATACGATGTTCGTGCGGTCGGTCTATGAAGAAGAGAAAATCAGTGTCACCATGGTCAAAGTGGAAAGCAGCCGTGAAGTGCAGCTTATGACGCAGGTTGAACAGCAGACCGAAGCGATTGTAACGGTGTTTGGGGCAACCCCTGACAACTTAGCAGAGGAGGCACCCAAGATCCGTGCCGGCATTGAGGCCATGAGCGCATTCGCGCCGGACGCCATTGTACTCCAACATCCGACACTGCTGCCCGCGTGGATCAGCGAGGACCATGAATACACCATTGACGACCGTGTACAGTACGGCGGCCTGCTCTATCGCTGTCTGACGGCCCATACATCGCAGGCCAGTTGGTCGCCAGATGCAGCCCCGTCGCTCTGGGTGCGCATCGACGATCCTTCCGTCGAGTGGCCGGAGTGGAGGCAGCCTGCCGGCAGCACGGACGCTTATCCTGCTGGGGCCAAAGTCAGTCACAACGGCAAGCGGTGGACCAGCGACGTTGACGCCAATGTGTGGGAACCGCCGGCCCAATGGACGGAGGTAGTCGAATGAATATTGTAAAAGATCTGCTGACGATCAATCCTTACAGCCGTCCGGGAACGAAGCTTGGCAAGGTGACCAAGATAGCCGTGCACTACGTCGGCAATCCAGGTACCAGCGCGCAAGCCAACCGGAACTATTTTGAGAGCCTGAAAGCAGGAAGCAGGGACAGTAAAGGGCAATTTGTCTATGCATCCTCCCATTACATAATCGGGCTGGGCGGCGAAGTGGTCCAGTGCATTCCGGAGAGCGAAGTCAGCTATGCGACCAATCAGGCTAATCCCTACAGCATCAGCATTGAGTGCTGCCACCCTTCCATAGACGGCAAGTTTACAGTCGAGACGGAACAGACGCTGGCAGAGCTTTGCGCGGCGCTGTGCCTCCGGTACAGGCTTGACCCGATCGGGGACATCGTCCGCCACTACGATGTGACGGGGAAGTGCTGCCCAAAGTATTATGTTGATCATCCGGATGCCTTTGAAGCCTTCAGGCAACGCGTGAAGGCGATAATGGGGACGGATATTCAGAGCGACACCAGCGGTACCGTGCAGATCAGGCGCGGCGCCTACTACACAGCAAAGTTTACGGGAGTCAATGCAGGTAAGCTTACGGTGACAGCAGGGACTGGAGGCGTGGTGACTGTCGTGCCGATCAACCGCGGCGCGGACAAGCTGGCGGCGATTGTACCAATCGGCAAGCCCGGAGATACAACGGGGATTTACACCACGCTCCCCGGCGGCAAACCGATGAAGCGGTTTGTTGCACAGGTTATTTAAAGCGTGCTTTCATTGTTGACAAAGAGACTGCCAGTAATTAAAGAAGATGGAGGATTATTTTAAATGAACATGGACGAACATGTTGTGATTGGAATCAAAACAACCGTCACAGCGGCCTGCGCGGCCTTGTCCGCCTGGCTGGGCTGGTTTGGGTGGCTTGTCGTCGCTTGGACCGCCTGTATGGTAATGGATTACATAACAGGCTCTGCAGCGGCCTGCCGGGCGGGGGAGTGGAGCAGCGCGGTTGCACGGGATGGTATTTGGCATAAGACAGGGGCCATGGTCGCGATGGTTGCCGCAGCGCTGGCCGACTGGATGATCGGTTTGGTTGTCAACAACATTCCGGCGGTTGTCCTGCCGTGGGACTACTCCGTGCTGCTGTGCCCCGTGGTCCTGGCATGGTACATCCTCACAGAACTGGGGTCGATCGTGGAGAATGCCGGCAAGCTGGGCGCGCCCGTCCCGGCATTCCTGGCCAGGATCATTGCCGCCTGCAAAGGCAGCGTGGACGCGGCAGGGGATAAGCTCGCCGGCGGAGAAGAAAAAGAAGACCAGTGAAAACAAAGCCCTGCTTCTCACGAGGCAGGGCGATTTTCTGTATGGAGGGACACATGATTGTTTTAAACGAAGACTGGACATTTACGTCGAAGGGCGGTACCTCACTTGGCTACGTCGGTGAAAACGAAGTCTGCACCCTGAAAATCCAGAAGCTTGGAACGGAATACTTGGACTGGGATATTGTGCTGGATGTATCCCAGCCAGGCAAGAAGAACATCTGGGCCGTGGAGAAAACAGAAGAAGCCGGTAATATGGTCCTGTCAGTGCTGATCAAACGGGAGTACATTGCTGCCGCCGGGAGCATCACGATCCAGCTGCGGGCCACGCATGCGGACGGCCGTGTCAAAAAGTCTGCGCAGCTCACATTGTCCGTAAGCCCAAGTATCAACGCCCCGGATGTGGTTCCGTCGCCGCTGCCGTCGGAATTCGCGGAATATGAGCTGCGGATTCTGGACGTCAAAGAGGCGGTGGAGGCGGACGCCGACCGGGCCGCTAAGGCAGCGCTCTGTTCACCGCAAATTGGCGAGAATGGCAACTGGTACACATGGAACAGTACAACCGGAGAGCTGAGTGATACCGGAATTCCGGCCAGCGGAAACGCGGAGTGGAACTTCTTTGGAACGACGCCCTGCCGGGTGTCAGGTCCGTCCATCAGTGGGGTGAAAATGGTATCCTCCACGGAGTGCAGTTACCGGCTGTACTCCGATACCGTGAAGGATATGGACAGTGCGGGCCGGACGATGAACTGGCTGACTGAGAGCCATTCCAACGGCGTATATGAGTTTACCGTCAGCATTGTAAATAATAAGCCCAGCGGATGGTATCAGGTCTTCTGGTCCATGAAGTTCACCGGTCTGGAGATAGGGAAGGCGTATAAGCTGTACATCGATACAACAGGCCTTACGCCGGATTCCACGACCACAGGGATGCATTTTGGACGATTTTTGTTGGCCAGTGTAAACAATGGGTCTAAAGGTGATTTGCTTATAAACACCACAGAAGTCGATCATGCCAGATTGAGTTCCTGGGAGTTCATAGCAACGACGCCAGATGTACTCTTGGAATATTACGCGGGAAAAGAAATCTCAGAGTTGGTAAATGGCTATCAAGTTCGCTTCAAGGATTTGTACATCAATTACGCGGACGCGGAGAGCGGACATACCCCAATCCTGAATCAGTCCGGTTCATTTACGGGGGAGCTGGTATTCCCGGAATATACGGACAAATTGCATTATGAATCTACGCCGTCCTGTTCTGTGTACTATTCTGAAGCCAAGTCCAAGCTTTTTACAATTAATGGCAAGGGACCGGATGCAAGCGGCAATATAGAGATTCCAGTCAGCCGGCTGCAGAGCAGGACGCTGGCCTGCTTTGGAGACAGTATTACAGGGGATTTTCAGCCGCCGATGGACTATCCCTCCGTAATTGCAAAGCTGACCGGTATGCAGGTATATAACCTTGGGGTGGGTGGCTGCCGTATGTCGCAACACACGGACCAGTACTATGACGCCTTTAGTATGTATCGGTTGGTGGACGCCATAACCTCCGGAGATTACACATTGCAGGAAGCGGCGGTGGGGCATACCGTAAATTATGCAGCCGACCGTATAGCGTCATTAAAATCCATTGACTGGACAAAGATAGACTATGTCACCATTCTATTTGGAACGAATGATATTCATGGAGGCGTATCACTGGATCACGCAGATGCCCCCAAAGATGTTACAACCTACCTGGGCGCGGTCCGATATAGCTTGAAAGTACTTTGGAGTCGCTATCCGCATCTGCGGGTTTTGCTTTTAACTCCTATCTACCGTTACTGGGATAATGAACAGGTAGACAGTGATGAAAAAATGTTTGGAAACAAGCATTTTTACGAATATGGAAACGCGCTCCTTCAGTTGGCAAAGAATTACAAAACGCCGGTGTTGAATTTGTATGACACTTTGGGAATCAACAAATGGAATCGGAGACAGTATTTCTCGAACGGGGATGGGACACATCCAAATGATTTGGGTCGTGCGCTGTTGGGGGAAAAGATTGCAGGAAAGCTTTTGGGCGATTTTTAA